AAGCTGTTCCGCAGAACTGGCCTGATTGACCGGCAAACCGTTGTACAGCACTTCGTTATCGCCGAACGTCAAACCCTCAACCGGCATGTCGCTCATGGCGATCATTTCCATTTTATCCTTGTCGATAGCCTCAATCTTTTGCGTGCATTGATCGGCCTTGTCCTGAGTCAGCTTGATCTGCTCGTCCAGCTTTTTAGCTTGGTCGAATGCTCTGGCGTTACGGTTTTCTTTGTCCAGGTTTTCGATCTGGGTAGACAAAGCTTTCAGATCAAACGGTTCAACTGCGGCGGCAGCCTCGAGGTCTGGAACAGAATCATTTAACGCCTTCAACTGCTTTTTCAGCGCCTCAATTTCGGCCGTCGTTTCCTCGATCTGCTGTAGCGTTTCGTCCAGCTCATCCTGCGCTTTTTCGATAACCGTGTTGGCTTCCTTGGCCTCGTTATATTTCTTCAGCAAATCAACTGAGTTGGTTTCTTCCAGCGCGCCTTTCGGATCGTAGTTAATTGCCTCGCGCTGGGCCTTGATCGACTTCAGCTCGCGATTCAATTCTGTTCGATGGTCGAACATTTTTTTACGGTCTGAATCCAGCTCGGTAAAATCCAGCCCCAGCATTTCGCGCAGAGTGTCGTTCTGCCCCTTGGGGTCCATGCGCATGTATTCCAGCGGGTCGAATGTCATCCGTCCAAGCAGTTTGTTAATCACTGACTGCGGGGAGGAAAACTTTTCACCGTCTTTGCTGGTCACGGTCAGCGTGCTGTTCTTTCCTTCGTTTGTGAACCGGCGCTCGACAACCAGGTCGCCAAGGTCAAGCCGGACGAATCCGTTTTTCTTGCCATTGCGCACCGGCTTTGACTGGATAACGTCCATGCCGCCCAGGGCATACATGATGGAATCTAAAACTGAACTCTTGCCTGCTGCATTCGCCCCGCTGATCTTGACCATATCGCCTTCCGGCGTGATGTCGATCGCAACCAACCGTTTAATGTTTTCAGCCTGTAATTGAATCACTCTCATTATTTTCTTCCTCTGGTTCGTTATCTAATCCGGCATACTTTTCAATCTCTAAAGGCCGGCACGTATTGCATAAATCTGAAAACGGCTTAAACCACGGCGGCACCAATACCGTGTTTTTGCACAATCTGCATGGCTGTTCGGTGTATTCAGTCACTTCCTGCTTTCCTCTTCCTTCCCAATCGCTTCAAGAAATTCTTTCGCTGATTCGTTTACGGAATCGCGATACGATTTGTAAGAAAAACGAGCATCATCAACCCGTTTGTTGATCTCGTTTTTCAACTCAACAAGATCATCGTCTGATAATTCCTTCAGGTCGGATTCAAGACTCACTTTCCGCTTCCTTCTCAAACACCGACTTCAGTATTTTTTCTCGATCAGCCATCCTGTCTTGCGCCCAGGACTCCAATGTAAACCTAGAACGGTTACTGTCTCTTGACAAGGATTGAGGTTGATACGAATAAAACTTACCGCCAGAATAAAATTCAATCCACGGACCATCTTCAGATAGGAACAATTTCAACCCATGACCAAGATCGAAAACAACAGTGTTGTTATTGAAAATCTTGTACCCTCTGGAACTCTGGCCAAACAACCGATGCACTTCGTCCAGTGTTGATTCCTCTGGGTTGGCGCTAATGCCTTTCCGTATCGCGCTCAGTTCTTCCCATGCCGTGTTCCGCTGCTGCTCAAGTTCTGAACACCGATTGACGTAGTGTGTCAACAGGCCGAACCATGCCGCGCACGCAACACGCTTGGCGTGTTCCTCACGGTCTTCGCCATCCAGCGGCGGCATAGCGCTGCCGATATTCTTCCACCATTCTTCAAAACTTGGGATCATTTTTCTATTCTCCTGTATTAGTCATGGAACTGGATTCGTTGGAGTTGTGTTTTGTGTCCCCGGCACTCAGGAATCACGCCGATATCAATATGCTCTGCACCATTAGGTTGATCGGAGTCATAAAAACTACCAACCCATCTTCCTGAATATATTTTTACAGGCTTTTTATTCCATACAGAAACATCGCCAGAATCATCATACTCCACCCACGGATACCCCTCCGGTATCTCGAAAGAGTACTTCTTGCCGTTTTCTAAATGGGCGGTTAGGGTGATCATAATTAATCCTTGATTCCAAATCTGTCATTGATTGTATTGTGAGCAAGTTGACCGGCGCGCATCATTGAATATTCCGCACGGTCTTTGTTCTGGTATGCGACCTTATCAATGGCTGCGATAAGATCATCCGTCAAATCGCAAAGAACCTTTAAGTTTTCGTATCGCTGGTTATCCTCATTCGTCTCGCCGATTGGCGAAACAGGGCCGACCAATTTCATCACAATGTCTTTTAGTTCCATATCCGTATCCTTGTTAAATGGTGGAGCGTTGCTGGCCGGAGTCCAACCGGTCTTCTGTTTGATCTACAGCGTTCGCAATAAACTATCCAGCAACTACCCCATTACGCTTGCTTGTTACCTTGCCGTACCTTTTCCATATCGACGTTGTTTACATTTGTATACTTCGATACGTTTGCTTTGATTTTATCTTCTGGACCCCACCAGCATTCGCAACCAAATACATGCCCACCTTTATCAAGTTCTATCTTTGGGGTAGGGTAGTCGAAATTAAAACCAACGATTTCTTTCGTCGGAACTTCGTCGCCAACGTACACTCCGTAACCTATTAGGTTTACCGTGTCGCCTTTGGCGCTTAGAATTGCGCCGACTCTATCACCTGGTTTGCTCACTCTATTCTCCTCACTCATTAATGCCGGGGTGGTGAGCATAATTGGACAGCTCTTTGGTTTGCCAAACTCCACATTCATCATGCGCTCGCCCCACCACCACCGAACTCGTTAAACCTGCGGGGGATAACGTCCCCCATTCCTGCTTTGCCTGCCTGTGTCAATCGTTAAACTGTGCCGTCTCTCCGGCTGTTACAGTTCAATATTGTACAATTCAATAAAGTCTTTATTATCGGCAAAGACTTGTTTATCAGCAGATTCGACTGCGAGTTTGATCTGATCGAACTTTGATTCTATTTGGCTGCAAGTCAGGTTTGCATCTTTACCAAGACAATCTCTGAGCCTGCATTCGCGAACGTGCTTGCGATGCGCATTAAAAGCTGTCTGCGGCAATTCTTCGCCGTAACCGCCTATGCCTTCACCAAAAAACCTGTCTTTCTTTTGTATAGCCATCACCTTCTCCTGTGTTAAACCCCGCCACATACCGGGGGTTGTAATTGGTGCAACGGCCAGCAATTGCACCAAGCTTCTCATTGGCGGGTATCGGCTCGGCACTAGCATTACACTCCGGTAATCTGGAGCAGCGCAGACCCGCAGCCGGCTGGTCTACCCTTCTGGTGTATTCGTATTCCGCTATGAACCTTTCGCAAGCGTAATGCACTTGTTTATCATCGACATATCGTTTCCGTCAATGTCATCGAAGCTGGTAATACCCAGCTCGGCAAATAACTGTTCTTCCGTAACGCCGTTTTTCGCCATCGTTGAGCGAATCACCTTCATTTTGTTTTCGCTGATCGGCACTTTTTCTGTCTCGGCTGCTTCTTCCGGTGGCGCTGCCTCGGTAGGCTTTGTTGCCTCTTTTTCGTAAGACTCAACCCACTTGTCATCCGGCTTTTTCTTTTCTTCCGTGAACTCGGCATCGATAATGTCGCCTTCCTTTTTTGTCGCCTTTGGCTTCTCGGCTGGCGGCTTGGCGTTTTTCAACTTTTCGGCAACACCACTGGCGCCAGCCGTTACGGATTCTTCTTCGATCACGACTTCCGCCTGACCCATGTCAATTGTGCGGCCTTCCATTTCTTCGGCCGTGTGCATGCCACCAAGTTCTTCCGGAAAAGCTTTGCGCAACGCACCCGCTTCGGCGCACTTAATGAGCTGGCCGCGCCTGCGTTTTTTCCACATCGAATTTACTTTGCCTTCCTTCGTTGTGGCACAGGCTTCTTCAAACCATTCTGTGTGGCTGAATGCCACCCTTTCACGATCAACAATCCGGTAAACAGTCACCGTCGCGTACTCAGGAACGGTGAGTTTTTCGCCACCGATATTAACTTCGATGTTTTCGCCAAGCTTGGCTTCGTCAACCCCGGCATAGCATTTGGTTCTGGACGCAGTAATTCTGTGCTCCGAAATACCAGGCATAATAATATCACGCCACTCGTACCGCCCGGACTTCGAGTCCTTCACGCTCATCGGCACGATATGACACGGCTTTTTCATAATATCCAGGCCGCGTGATTTGCAATAGTCCCACGCCAGCAAAATGCTGTTATCCGATGCACCAGGGAATATGCTTGTTCTGAGGGCGTTCAGCGCAAATTCGTCGATATCGCGTTTGGTTAATGCTGCTTTAAATTCTGTCATTTCGTTTGACATGGGTTTCTCCGTTAAAAAATACGTTGATGGTGCAATGCGTATTGCGGCAAAATTAAATCTCTCGTTACCTTGCCGTCAGGGTCTTGGTAACCGGGCCAAAAATCCATTTTCTTGCATTCCAGGTACGTTGCCAGATCGCGCCGGAACTGAGACCGTCCCAATTGCTTCGCGTCAGAATCAAGAACGTACCCAGCGACTCCGTATGGCGGTTCCTTTTCCACGGCAATAAATATAAATTCATCAACCGGCCAACCAATGTACCGCATGCCGTGTCGGTAATACGCATCCTGAACATAGTACCGGTAATCAACAACCGATCTACCGAATGCGGTGTAACTGGCATCCGTTGTGGACTTCAGGTCAACCTGAAAATTGAGGTCATGGTTATACCAGTCCATTTTCATCTTACATAGTTTGTACGTGGCTTCCTCGCCGACAAACTCTTTGCCATGCGCAGTCCGGATAAAATCGTTTTCTTTGTCCAGTTCGTCAATCGATTTTTCCGTATCGACCCAGTAGCCGGCCAGCTCAGGAATGCCGGTACCGAGAAAGAAAGAGGCATCATAATGTTTCATCACGGAATCGCGCATCCTGAACAGCGTATCCCAATCGCTCGCGTCCCATACCGGATTACCGCCGGTTCCCATCCGCCCCGATATCGGTGTTTTCCCCGAATCAATAATACCTTGGTACACGGCCTTTCCTTCCTTCGATTGCCGCGTCATATCGAACCGGGTGTACTCGGATAAAAACTTTTCCTCACCTTCCAGCACCAGCGTGTGCAGTGCCGATCCAAAAAACAGCGCATCTGTCGGCGGCTTCGGGTTCTCTTTGTAAAACTTGTAGTGCATCGGGCTTCGATGGATCAAATCAAGTCCTGACTTCGATATGCCAGGGCCTTTGTGGTAAAGCTCGTTCGGCATATTCAGGTACAGATTCCCAGGCTCAATACGCATTCCATCCTGCCACGTAATAATTCCCATGGCGGCAATTGGATCATATTCGACAACAGCGTTCACGCCTCAACCTCTACCTGTTTTGTCTCCGGTTTACGCTTCTTCGATTCGTGGCTCATGTTGCTGGTTATCTTTCCCATGCAACGGAGCGGATTGTTCAATTGGTCAACGTGCGTTTTTACCGCGGCATTGGCCTCGGTCTTATTCCTTGCCAGTCCTGACAGATTAACCGTTCTGCCCTTGATACTCCATTCCACCCTCATGTTGCTAAACCGTGGATCGGTTTGCTTGGGCGCGGGAACAATGCGGACTCTGAGTTTTTCGGTCACGCCAGCTTTTCCACAATCGTCTGCAACTCGGAAACAATCTCCGCGTGCTCAACGATCTTGTCATCGGGCCGGGCATCGCGCCAGCGAGTGATATCCTTGCACACATTAATAATGTTCCTGTCTGTGCAGGTCGTTATGCGTTCCTCAACCTGCAGAACAAGCAAGGGATGCGCAATCAATCTAGCGTGCAGGCGAACCCTTGTTTTGCCAGTTAATGTTGTCAGTTTTGGCATAAATTATGTTTCTATTGACGGATGATAATCGTTTGAGCGCATCCCAAATGTTGACGCAACCGCTTCGTGCGCAGTTTCTGCGTCATGTCGGCCTTTCAGAAAATAATCCTTAAACTTCCCGTCCTGCTCTGCCGTTGAATTTCTGACCTTGACAATGTTGACTGGCAGCAGGTCGCTTTCGACTCTGAATAATTCGCCGTAGTCGTCACGGCTCAGTGGCTTAGCATTTGTATCCGCCAAGTAGCGATCATAACCATACAAATCCAGCATCACTCGTTTAATTTCGGCATTTTCCTCTTTTAGGATTTTCTTTGCCGTGATGCTTTCCGGATGATCAATAATATCGGCAGGAACATTTACACCGTGTACGCTGTATATTGACCATCCGTCACGATATTTAATTGCCGGGCCTGCATGATTGTGAAGCCTGCCTTGATCGTCACGCAAAATGAATTCTGGATTGTCTGATATGGCTAACACATTTTCATGCCACCATACCCATCCGCAGTTTTCAGCGAGTATTTCATCGACGCGAAATCGTTCCAAAACTGGATCGTCCCAACCAAGCACATCGCGTATAAATGAAACGTATGCGCACCAGCTCGCCCAAAAAGCTCCGCCACGATCATTGCCCAAGCCAAACCCGACCTGCGACCCGACCTGCGACCAGACCTGCGACCCGACCTGCGACCTGACCTGCGACTCGACCTGCGACCTGACCTGCGACTCGACCTGCGACCTGACCTGCGACTTTTTGCTAAATAACTCATTTAACATCAATACCGCGATCGCGCCACCAACTGTCGCAGCAAACGGGCTTCCAAGCCGCAACACAATCATTGGTTTGTCAAGATTGCAGAGCTTATATGCTTCAAGCGCTGCCGCCTGTGCCTTGTCAAAATCAGCTGGTGCTGTTGACAGGCCGGTTTCAATCCACTTGCGCGACCATTCGCCGAAGCGCGCCGCCTGTGCCGGAGTAATGCTGTTGATTTTAATCTGCGACACGACGCAATTCCTCCGTGTCGTCATATTCGTGTTGACGAATCACAACGTAATCGCCGGCAGGGAACCGGATCGGTTCATGTTCTTCGTGCCGCAGGGTTGATGGCTCACGCAGCCGTAACAGGTTCACGCTATCGAACGTGGTCTGCGCGTACTTCTGGCCAGAATTGCGCAGCTCAAACAACTGAACAGGCTTATCGACCTTCGCGGCCATCACGCCTTCACTGATATCGTGAGCCGGATAAAACGCATGCGCATGGCCCGTCGCCTCGCCGTGCGCGAGCACAATCCTGGACTTGTCCGGCTCTTCGAGTAACGTGCCGATATCCGATGGATCAATGGCTTGTTTCGCTGCGATAATAAATACGTCACCCTGGCGCACGCCTCGGCGAACATCGTTTTCTGTTGCTAAATGTATGGTTCCCATCATGTTACCTCTGTTGGTTGTTAGGAGACCGGTGTATCTCATCATGTCCGTAACGCGCAATCTATTCGGCAACTCCCACTACACAGGAGCCATGCCTGTACTCGGCTTGCTTTGTCCGAGTACCTGCCTTATTTAAGAGCCATAAATCAATACACCGGTCATCACTCTTTACAAAATCTGGAATCGACTTTACCACCGCTTTGTAACATAATCAATAAAATGTTTCATTTATTTTGGAATTCTGTTGTACACTATGGCATATCCTAATACTGTTACAAGCGGGGAACGCAATGAGTAAGAAGACAATTAAGGCCAAAATCAAGCGGTTACATAAACATGCTGTAACCTTCCGTAAGCTTGCAGAGATACTAACCGAGAGGTCGGCCAAGACGGATACGCCAAGAACCTGTACCGGGGGAATGATCCGGATATGGGACCACAGGGGGGGTATTCCGAAATGGTGGCTTCCGCTGGTCGATCAGCTGGACCAGGAAATCAAGGAAGGTAAGTTTTAATATCGTTGACCCCATAAGAGACACAGAATGTCACTTCCGAAAAAAGATTTTCGAGGTCAGAGAGCATCAATCACGATGATGGAGCTGCGTTCGGCTCCTGGCGATGTGATTGACCGCGTGTCTCACGGTATGACCGTGACGGTCGAGAAAAACGGCAAGCCCGTTGCGGTGCTGGCTCCGACAATCGAGACGGATACGACCATCGTGCGCGCTGATGGATCAATCAGCGGCCAGGTTCCGCTGACGTTCAGGCGCGATCTCGGGGACGGCGGGTACGGGAGTTAAGGATATGTATTACTGTAAATGCGGGAATAGAGCTTTAACTTTCTCAGATTTGTGCCAGCAATGTCACAATGAAAAATCTGGCTGTAATAGTCGCAGGTCTGGTGGCGGCGTGAGAAGTTCAGTCGTCAAGAAAAGCAAATCAATGAAAAAATCCAGATTGATGATATCTCCGCGGCGGTTGTACGAAAAGTATGTACTTGAAAATGAAACAAACGAGGATCGGCGGTTAATACTGAGGATTAAGTATAAATATGATTGCACTTTTGACGATATTGGTAACAGGTTTAATCCTCCAATTACAAAGCAATCCGTGAGTCACTGGTATCTGGTAGGACAGATCCCGAAGGACCGAGTAAGCCGCCTTAAATTCCTGCTTAATCATTGGAATGATCAGGAATAGGTAATTTTTTACCAGGTAGGTAGTTGCGCGCGGGAAGCGGCAGGTTTAAAGTAAGAAGCCTCGGTGCGGCCGAGGCTTCAGAATTCTGGTATGTGGGTACCAGTTGGCAGGACGCCGACACGTATTTTCCATGGAATACCCCAAGAATTCAAGCCTTTAGGCCATTTTTTTATTGATTTTTTTGGGGGATATTGCATGAAATATCAGATAGTTATCAATCAGGCCGGGATAGTCGATGCCGGGCTGCATAAAAAAACAGATTACACTGACTGGGCCATATTGAGCCACATCTACAGCTGGCAGGCCAGCGTCAATTCCGTAAAGCTACCGGACGGGAAGGTCTGGATCAGCTACAAAAATATCATTGACGAACTCCCGGTTTCTGGTTTGACCGAAAAATCGGCTGTCAGTCGCAGGATTAAACGCATCCGTGAGCTTGGTCTAATTGAGACAGAGCAGACCGAAGACAAGCGTCTTTTCATCAAAACAACGGCTCTCTACGAGGCCATTTCAGAACACCGGCAATCCGTAGGTGTTGTTGCTGAACAACAAGGTGTTGTTGAGGAACAACAAGGAGGTGTTGTTTTAAACCAACATATATCAGATAACTATATCTCATCCGATAACTATATCCATAAAGACAAAGATATAGACCGATCTGCAGAACAAAATAACCATTCAAAAAACATTGAAATACCATCACGGTTTGAAGAATTCTATTCCGTGTACCCGAAGAAAAGGGCCAAAGTCAAAGTTGAAGCAATCTGGAAAAGGAAAAAGCTGGACAAAATAGCGGACCAGCTGATCCAGGATGTCCGGCGCCGGCTGCGCGAGGACCGCCGCTGGCTGGATGGCTATATCCCTGACCCGACCACCTACCTCAACCAGGAGCGCTGGAACGATGAAATCGAACGAAGTGGACCAAAAAAAGGAAATGGCAAATTCAGTATCTGGGACAACCTTGACTCCGGCGAGGAAGATAGGTCAGTCGTTAGTGTACAAGATGGCAGCGATTTACAAACACAAGTGGACGGCGGACATAACCTCGCCAGCGCAGCAGGCGGTCATCGAACATGAATGGGCCATGGGAATTGCCCAAGCCGGCCTTTCTGCAGAACAGATCCAGCACGGCATTGACCGGGCGCGGGTCGAATGCGAATGGCCGCCATCGATCGCTGAGTTTATTGGCCTGGCCCGTGACATTCCGTCCCTGGCTGATTTCCTGACCGGTAACGAGGACTGGGACAACATGGCCAGAAAGGCGTGTAACGTGAGCTGCCACGATTTCAAAGTAATGGACACGAAGTTTAGGCACCAATGGCGTAAGGATGTGTATCCGGTGCTGGTTAAGTGTTATCGGCAAGGTGAGGTATCAAATGGGTGAAGTAACTGGAATAGCGTGGTGTGATTCAACTTTTAATCCGTGGGTCGGCTGTTCAAAAGTAGGGCCAGGGTGTGACAATTGTTACGCCGAGGCTAGAATGGATCACCGCTACGGTAAGGTGAAATGGGGTCCGGGTAATGAGCGCAAGCGGACGAAGACATGGGGCGACCCGAGAAAGTGGGAACGTCAAGCAGAACAATTCTTTGCTGAACATGGCAGGCGTCGCCGTGTATTTTGTGCATCCTTGGCCGATGTGTTTGACAACGAAGTGCCGGACGAATGGCGTATTGATTTGTTTGCTTTGATTCGGGATACGCCGAGTCTTGATTGGTTGCTGTTGACAAAGAGAATTGGCAACGTAGCGAAGATGCTGCCGGCTGATTGGGGAAATGGATATTCAAATGTGTGGCTTGGTATTCCCGTAGTGAACCAGGAAGAATCTGACCGTGATATTCCGAAGCTATTAAAGATTTATGCACGCATTAGGTGGTTGAGCATGGAGCCCATACTTGGTGAGGTTGATATTACACGCTGGTTGTATGGGCCAGATACGCCATGCAAAGAATGTCCTCTTGATTCGGATTGTGAATGTGGATGGGAGTTTCGCCGGGATATTCCAGATAATATTGCACCAGGCAGTATCGATTTTTGTGTTGTAGGAGGGGAATCTGGTTCAAACCACAGAGAATTCAATCCTGACTGGGCGCGGTCTTTGCGCGATCAATGCAAAGCGGCTGGCGTGGCATTTTTCTTTAAGCAGATGTCCGGCACGTCACAGCGAAGCATGCCGCCGATCCCAGATGATCTCATGGTAAAGGAATTTCCGAAATAATTGGGGACACCGGCTTTTAACACAGCAGGTCTGTCAGTTGGCCTTTAACGCCCCAATGGCTACTTGGTATGGTCCCCTTGGACATAAGCCAGCCAAGATGCGTAAACGGGTCCGGTGTTTAAACGACTCTCCCGGAATTGGGGTAACTGATTTTTATAGATGCAGGAGGTTTAACTATGAACACAATAAGACCCGGACAAGTTGTATCCGCTAAACGCGTATCGGTTGGCGACAACAATTTGAGTTTTGAATATGCCGCTCCACGTGGCAAAAAGTTTATCTGTGTATTTCTTGAGGTTGGCGAAAGCACTACCGAAATCGATGTTATAGCGAAATATAAATCGATGGGCTGGGTGCCGGACAGCAACGCTGCGTGAATGCGACGAAACACTACCCACACCGGAGAGGGTGAGAGATGAATAACAGATACAGAGAAGATGCTGGCATTGTATATGGCCCTGGCGATGATGATTATGGCCGAGACACAACTGAATCAAGAGATCGTCGGCTCAAGGAAATTATAGAAAAGCTTAACCGAAGGTGGGCTGGTGAAAAGCTGTTACTGGAACACGCAAAGAAATACATCAAAAAGGTTGAGAGCGGTCGAGGCAGACCACAAACGCATTTCGAAGAAATGAAACGCGCAATAGGAATGATCGAAGGAATAACGATAGATGGGGCAAAGCCATGACCACAGATAACAAACCGATTGACAGGCAGAAGTTGACGCGCTTGCTAAATGGTTTTATTTCTGAAATGCAAGAATATCCAAAAGACCCGATCGGTGCGGCTTGCAACGGATTAGTTGCCGGAGTCTTAACCGCATTGGTTGAGCATATCGAATCCAGTGTGCTTGATGCGGACTGGATCAGAGACAGATGCCCTGAAAAGGGTGATAAGTACCTTGTGTTATTTTTCGACGGCAGCAGAAAAATAGCAACATGGGTTGCCGCTTATTGGGCTATCGACAGAGAGGACGTATCCGAGCATGTTGATGGCTGGACGTATTTATTACCGGCTAGCGATAGCAATGGTTCGACAATCAACTACGGCGAGCTTGACGCTGAGCCAGAAGAGGAGAAGGGGGATGGTTAAGCGTTGCCCTTATTGCGGTAATTTATTGTATGAAGGAACCGCTGGTGATCAGTGTTTTAATTCAGAATGCCCAGGTAATCAACCTATCATCGTTCGTGCTGTTTCAAATACTAGTCATGAAAATGAATTAGAAATTAAATTGGCAGCAGCGCAAGCCGAACTCACCGCCGCGAGGCAGGAGATTGCAACATTAAAAGTTAATTGCGAAGGATGGCGTGAATCCTATATTGCTCGCACAAAGCAGTGGGAAGATGAGGGGCTGGAATGTTGCAAGCTAAGGCAGGAGATTGAGAGGCTGAAGGAAGTATTTTCTGAAAGAAAAGGTTATTACACCAGCCAATATCTGAAAACAGAAAACACAATAATCAGGCAGTGTTTAGAGGCGAGGGTAGAAGAACTTCACAATATCATCATGGAATTAGCTGCGATAGACAGCAAAACGCCGGAGTTCAGATTATGAGAGAGATTAAATTCAGAGCATGGGACACAGCAATAAAAAGAATGATTGAATGGGATGAACTCAAGAAACACCACCTTTCAGGCCATTTTGATAGTTACAATAAAGGTGAATATACTCTTGGCGAGTATTGTTCATTTCAAATAATGCAGTACACTGGATTGACTGACCACAACGGCAAAGAAATATACGAAGGGGATTTAATCAAGGTGGTTGGTGCTGAATCTGGAGAAATGATAGTACATGTAGATGACATAACAATATTGCCGTTATCAACACTTTATCCGGCTGGTGAGATCATCGGCAACGTCCACGAAAATCCCGTACTGCTTGAAGACAAAGCCTAACACCCCCAACATTGATTAAGAGGAAAGGATTATGAAAACAGGTATTGAATTGATTGCAGAAGAACGTCAGAGACAGATTGACGCTGAAAGCTATACACCGGAACATGACGACGAACATGATTCAGGCGAATTGGCTGGTGCCGGCGCTTGTTATGCGTTAAGCACGGTCTTCTCAGAAAACGGGATGATCAGAATATTAGACAGATTTTGGCCTTGGGACGTACAAGACTGGAAACCTACCAAACCTATTCGAGACTTGGTAAAAGCCGGCGCTTTAATCGCCGCCGAGATTGACCGACTACAGCGAGCCAGCGACCCAGAGGCTTAGGGACGTTGCGCAATAGCAGGAGAACAGAGCATGAAACCAATTGACTTTACTGAAGCGAATAAGGTGTTACAGAAGCCAGAAAGTATGACGGACGAACAATGTGTGCCGTTGCCTGTGTATACAAACGGCGAGCAGTGCGTCAGTTGCTGGCAGGCTAGCTGGAAGGAACGCTGGCGGTTTTTATTTACCGGCCAAGTGTGGTTATGGGTTTGGTCAGGCGAGACGCAGCCACCCGTTGCCGTGGTTACGCATGATCCATTCAGCAATCCGGACTGATGGTTGCGCAATAGAAAGGAGAGGATTGTGACACACGATGATCTTGTACGCCGAGCTGTGCAGTGGTTGAGGAAGCCGTGCTCTGCGAAAAACCAGGACGGTAAACGCTGGTATAAATCAGGTTGCGGCGTGGTTGTTCCCGAGTTGGTTTCCTACGCACCTGAGCAGCCGGATGCGATTGGCTGGTACGGCGGCAACGGATCTGTTGTTATCGAGTGTAAAACATCGCGCGCTGATTTTTTGTCCGACCGAAAAAAGATACACCGAAACGTTAGCAGCGCCGGCCTTTACCGATTGTACCTGTGTCCGCCAGGAATAATAAACGCGCAGGATTTAACGCACGGATGGGGCTTACTCTATTGCCATGAGAAGCGGATAACCCTGGAGGCCATACCGGACGTAAACCAAAGCCGGTGCGCTCACACGGAAATTAAAATGATGTACAGCCTGCTCCGACGCGTTGAGGTCCGTGGGCAATTAACCCGCTGCCTGTCTCCGAAATGGGGCGGCGACGTAGGCACCGAGCCAGTTGCGCAATAGAGGAGAGGATTGTGAGTATTATATTACAAAAAGAAGTAACCCTGGATGAGGCTCTGCTTGATTCACTGAAAGCCGGGGAATGCGGTTGCAAGTTTACATTGAAAACAAAATCTGACGGTTCGCGCTGGTTAGGTTATGGGTGTAATGCAGGTTACACCCTTGGCAATCAGCGTCTTATAGATAATTTTTTAAGCAGTGTGCCACCGCAAGAAAAGATGATGAACATTTTATCCGGTGATCACAACTGGCGCAGAATAGACCATTTGGTCTCGCCTGAGACAATATTCGAGTTACTAAAACTTGAGCCATGCCTACGCTGTGGAGGGTTTTTGTTTCAGCCAATGCAAGAACGCCAAAAAGTTGCGCCATAGCGCCGGGTGGGGTAGTAAAAAAACGATTAACCATTGGAGTTAGTGAATGCAACAACAAGAAGAACAAATCCGCGATTCGTTTAAAACACCGCCAAACTCTGTAGAAGCAGAGCAGTGCGTCATCGGCGGTCTGATCCTGGACAATGCGGCATGGGATTTAGTCTCAGACGTGGTCAAGGCATCCGATTTTTACCGGCGCGATCATCGAATCATTTTCGAAGCAATCAGCGATATCAAATACGAATCGACGAATGAGCCGGTTGACGTGATTACCTTGTCGGATGTGCTGAAGCAGCGGCATAAGCTCGAAGAAGCCGGCGGCATGGTTTATCTGGGAACGCTGGCCAAGGATACGCCCAGCGCGGCGAATATTGTTGCCTACGCCAAGATCGTTCGAGACAAGGCATTGCTGCGCGACCTGATCCAGCGCAGCGAGGACATCATTGCCAGCGCCTACGACCAGCAAGGGTCGGTCAGCAGGATCGTATCCGGCGCCCAGGAAACCCTGTTCAGTATCATGGAAAACAAAACATCGAAAGAACCTGTGCTGATGAAATCGGTTCTGCCGTTCGTGATGAACGATATCGACGAGCGGTTTTTGAACCAGGACAAAGTTATCGGGTTATCGACTGGGTTTGATCTTTTGGACGACGCAATTATAGGGCTGGAGCCTCAGGATTTTATCATCATTGCAGCTCGTCCAAGCATGGGAAAGTCCACAATGATGATGAACATCGCGGAGCACGCCGCGATCCACCAGAAAAAATCAGTCGTGATCTTCAGCATGGAAATGTCGGAGGACCAGATAACGAAGCGCACGCTCAGCAATTTGGGGAATGTGAACTTCTGGGCGATCCGAAACGGCAAGCTGGCAGATGGTGACTGGCCACGATTGACCAGCGCGGTTTCCACCATATCCGATGTAAAGCTGTTTATTGACGACTCGCCGGCATTGACCGTGCAGCAGATACGGTCCAGAACGAGACGGCTTCAGCGATTGTATGGGGTTGATCTGGTAATGATCGACTATATTCAGCTCATGCGCACAGAGAGCTTTCAGGGAAGGACTGACTCAATTGGAGAGATCAGCCGCGGCATTAAAGGGATTGCGAAGGAAATGGATATTCCGGTTGTGGCCCTGTCGCAGTTAAACCGGTCTCTGGAAAGCAGGCCGGATAAGCGGCCGGTGATGTCAGATTTGCGCGACAGCGGCAGTTTAGAGCAGGATTCTGACCTGATTATGTTTATCTACCGCGACGTAGTGTACAACGAAGACACGTCAGACCCGCACAAAACCGAGATTATTATCGCGAAGAATCGTAACGGCCCGATCCGGAAAATCCTGTTAAAGGACGAACTTTACCGGTGCAGGTTTACTAATTATTCGCCAGTTTAAACAGGAGCAACTTTATGAACCAGGCAGATAAGAAATGAGGACCTATACCCAGAAAAGGTTCTACAGGAATATGACTCCCGAAAAGGCTGAGCAAATCAGAACCCTGTATTTCTCAAGGCAGAAAAACCAAAAGGAATTATCTGAACTTTTTGGTATCCGGCAAGGTAGCGTTAGCCGTATTATCAGTGGATCAGTGTGGGGATAAATTGATGAACTTCATAAAACGCAAATACCAGCTCTTCAAAGCCAGACGGTCTGCCCTGACAGAGAAGCAATTCGACAAACGGCCGGATCAAATCTATTCGTATCTGGCTATGATAATTGAGGACATCACGCGCAAGCGACCATTGACTACCGGGCAGTACGAAGTGCTCATGGCAATGATGCTGGGCAATGTGGTGGCAAGGCAAATCAACCGGCACACAACCAGTGGAGCGTTTAAGCGGGTTGAGAAGCTGGCGAGGTTGTTGGTGAATTCAAACATGAAGGAAGGTGTCGGTTGAAACATATTGTAGGATTCTCGGGAGGGATTGATTCTCAGGCTGTGACGATCTGGGTGCGTAATCGCTTCCCGGCAGAAGACATCATTCTGCTAAACACAACTGCTGGCGAAAACGAAAACAGTTTAACGATGGCTTTTGTTAAACAATATTCAGAAACTGTTTTTCCCGTCATAACTATTCCGGCCATCTATGCTGATCTGTGGAAAACGGTAGATTTTGCCGAGACCAAGGGACTGAACTCGAATGATGTACTGACGTTCGAGGGGATGATAAAAGTCAAGGGTCGGCCGCCGAGCAGGAAGGCGCAATTCTGCACCATGATTTTAAAGTTACAGCCACAAAAACGGTGGATTGCTGACAACGTAACTGATGATTATGAGCGATACACCGGCGTGCGGCGGGACGAATCCGACAAACGAAAGAACACGCCGATTCGCGAATTTGATGAATTCTTCGATTGCTACTTGAATAATCCGTTGGCTGACTGGACTAAAAAAATGTGCTTCGATTATGTTGAGGCGCATGGAGAAGAATACAACCCGCTTTATAAACTCGGATTTAACCGGGTCGGGTGCGCTCCGTGTATCAATTCAAATAAAGACGATATCCGGATGTGGAATGAACGGTTCCCGGAGGACATTGAAAAAATACGCCGGTACGAAAGAAACACCGGGCGCACCTATTTCAGTCCGATATTGCAAAAAGGCGTGCCAAACACAATCGACGAAGTTGTGCGCTGGGCGTACACGGCCCATGGCGGCCATCAGATCGATATGATTAAAATCACAGAAGAACGACCGAACTGTGAATCAAAATATGGTCTGTGTGAGTAATGATCCAAAGCCGAACCCCAACCGCTGAGGAAAAGGCATGGCTGAATGCAATCTGCCAGATAGGCTGCATCGTGTGCCGGTTGCATCTATCGTGTTATTCGCCGGCCGAGCCTCACCACTTGGACGGCAGGACAAAGCCTGGCGCGCACTTGCAGACTATTCCACTGTGCCCGCGGCATCACAGGCTCCCGGGTAAAGGATACGTCAGCCGGGCCGATGGAAAGAAAGCGTTTGAAGCCGCGTATGGTACGGAGGCGGAGCTGCTGGAGAAAACGAAGTTGTTGGTGTACGATCTTAGCTGAGGTATATTGATACGCTTTCTTTTAGCCCGCCGGACCCCCTTGGCGGGCTTTTTCTTGCCCGGAGTTTGCTATACTGGCGACCCATGTGGACAGCCGCTATGTTTGTTTTCCTTTTCACCGGGACGGTGACAGCAGGCTATTCGCCAATGATCGGAAGCTGGTTATTACTGGCTGGCGTTTTCTCCGCTATCCAGTCGAATGCAATTGATTGTGAGCAATTCATGGGCGCGCTGTTCAGCGTGATCCTGATCGGCGCCGCGCTCTATGGCCTTAATTCGATTGAGCCTGTACTTTCAGCACTGCTTTTTTGAGCAAGCTGTTCTTTTTCGCCAGCAGTTCATCCAGTTCTTCGCGCTTTTTCGCACGGCTCATGGTCGTATTACGGTAGATCGCATCCATCTGTTTGTTGATATTCTGCGCTTGTTGCTGGACCTTTGTCAGGAATTTGCGCTGCTTAAACTGCTCTCGGTATTTTCCTAAAAGCTCCCTGGCCTTATCGATGTCCTGAGTCTTTTTGTAGGCATTAATGGATCCGGCGACCTGGTTTGCTTCGGCCAGCATGTCATAAAACTCGGTTTGGTATTTGGTCGCGAACGGTGGATCAGTCCGGTAAAGCGATTTAACCAGTGGGATTTGATCCGCACGCAATCCCGGTTTGCTCGGTGCGCCAGTACCCAGCCGATACAGATAATCAGCCATGGACAAAGAGTAGGCGCCCATCGTGCCCAGGTAACCGGTCCACAGGTGTTCCATCTGCTTCGGAGATATACCGGTTTCGTTACTGACCTGCCTGCCGAGCATGCGCATGATGTCCGACGTGCGCTCATTGTATCGATCTGCAGGCAGCTTATTCGCGTCGCTCATGTTCTCGATCGGTCGGCCAGTAAACGTATCCTTGTTCGCGTACAGCTCGATTCCGGGCGTCATGGCCTGCGGCAACGGGGTAAAGGCAAATACCTCTTTCAGGTTCCATAAGAACCGCTCAAACGACTTTTCTGCGTCGTCCGCTCCCAGCATCAGCCTCGCCGCGCGCTCCGGTGCGGTACCGAAAATAACCCCGATTTCAAACGGTTTCGGTATCCGGAAATGGTGATCGCCAATGAACAGATGCCAGTACGTATCCTTGTCCCAGTCCTCCAGCTCTTCGTAATCGTCGTTATCGTAGTTCAGTGCATACAGTCCGAGCGAGAACAGTGTCACTCCAAGGCCGCGCATCATGGCCACCTTGCGCATCTTGTACGACGGGAGAGCCCCGGAACGGCCCAGCTTGTACAACCCCTGGAGCCTGGCATTCAGAAAGGGGATGGCGGTGTTCGCCCACTGGATAGCAGACCAGCTGCCCTGCATGCTGAAATCCATCAAATCCTTTGCTTCGAAGACGGCCTGCGCCTTGGACTTGCCGGCTTTTAACGCCCCTTTGTACACGGCTTCACGGCTGGCGTTTTCCAACGAATCACCAATGCCGCGGTATTTTTCCCACAGCTTGGCCGGCGTATCGATAATCGACTCCATGAAGGCGTCTTGATCGGCTGGCTTGAATCCTTTCTTTCTGAGAGTCCGCCGGATCGCTTTCGCAGTTTTACCCGGATCCGTGCCGTCAATATACCCGGACAGGAACGAAGCACCTGAGAACATCATATCGACAGTCCCCTCGCCTTCGTTCAGGGTATCCCATGCCCCGCGGAAACTATCCAGCCCCAGCCTGAAATGATTCTCTGAAATCACCCACGCACTCACTGAGTCACGGATAAAGTTTCTCAGCATGAAGTCCGGGCTGGCCGTTACGCCAGCCGTCAGGAGACGTTTAGGAGCGCGTAACGCCTTGGCAATGATGCTGTTCAGTCCCGCATCGTGTATGGCAGTCAGCGATTGCAGAAGCAGCTGATCGTTCACGCGGTAATATTTGGCCTTGCCGCCGTCCATCACGCGAATCACGTCTTTGCCAGTCGGCGCCTGGAACGACCACATTTTCTGTATGCCTTGGAAAACGCTGCTGTCCAGTTGAGAAACATCAACACCCTGCGCTTTCAGAATAGACTTGATCTGGCTCATGGGCACCATGGCCTGACCGAACTGAGCCGGAATTCTAGCAATCAGATCAGAGTCGTGAATATTCACTATCGTTTGCCGGAGTGCGTGGTTCTTCATGCTCGCATCGATCAGATGCGTGAAGTTCATAATGATGTTTTCAAGTGGGTCATTAATCGCGGCTTCACCGCCTTTCAGGGTACGAATGCCGGAGGTCTGCCCGGACAGGCCCAGCCGCTTACCCGGGGCTTTCAACTCTTTCTCGGTGGTCATCCGGTAAAACGGGATATGATCGGCTTTGTCCCATACCGGGCGCGTCGTCGCATCGATCAACCCGGCCTGTTCAGCCAGGTCCAGAACCGCTTTCCGGAACTGATCATATTCCTTGGCTACCGCTTCGAATGCTTCCTCTTTGCCTTTCGCAAGCGCCAGGCCTTCATTAATTTCTTCCGCGGTAAAATTACGTTCGCGGCCCTCACCGAGCAATCGCTTCGCCCGGCGCGCCACCATCCAACCAAGGAACGAATCCATATCGTTTTGTACCGGCTGGAATATTTCCAATAAGCCTTTGGTGTTTTCCTTGCGCTGAACAATGTTCCCTTTCCAGACCGGTGCGCCATGCGTTAGAACGGCCTTCATCACTGAGTCAATCCCGGTACTCAGGCGGGCCGCTACGTAACCGGATTGTTCAGCCGGCAACACGCCGCCTTTAACCAATTGCTCCGCCAGTTTGATCGCGTGGAAACGGTCAACCAGGCCCTGCGCCGTCCTGTCCGCAGCGGTTGCGATATCCAATTTCGCGTTATCCCAGCCACGGTTTTTGTAGTCGATAATCTTTTTGACAATGCTGCGGTTGTCTTTTATCAGTCCAGCCTTCTGCAGAAAGGATTTCTGCGTGTCGTTTTTCGGCTGGACAGTCTTCGAATACAGAATATTCGGATCGTCAGAGAAGGTGCCGGTGTTGCCGGTTGATTTGATTTGGGTTGGCGAAAGCACAACATAAGAATCAGAGCCAACATCTTCTTGCTCATTAGTGTAAATGATACCGTCATAACCATATTTAGTCATAACCGATTTCAATGCAGACCATCCACTTGCGTCATCCTTGTTCCATGCGTCCCATATTCTGTCTCCTTCCTTTATTGTTATTGAATCCTGGCGAACAAGCTGATCTCGAATAGCGCCAAAATTCCAAACGCCAAGATCAGGCATACGGATTGGATTTTTAACAGACAAATAAACAGACAGTGGCTCAATTTCTTTCGGCTGCTTAGCAATAAACTGCTTTGCCTCTTTATCTGATTTGAATGGTCCTTGTCCTTGCCCATCCATAGGACCAGAATCTGCATAAACCCAGTATTCTTTACCGTCCTGTTCTATGTCATAACCAATACTTGCAATGCCGCCAGCGCGATCCAATGCGGACTGTTTTGTACCGAAATGTGAACCTCCGGTCCCTTCAGTGTCGAATGTATCGAATTCGCTATCCGTCCAGTGATAAACAGCTAACGGAGCGCTGCCAGGCTTTCCATCCAAAGTAACAACACTCTCACCAAACCACCGAACAAAGTTCTGCCACACCGGCTTACCGTTATCGGCTACTTTATCGGCCCATTTTTCTTTCGCCCAGGAAACAACTTCAGGGCGGTAGTCTGATTCTTTGAATGCGTAGTCAGTGGGTTGGTCGAAGGATTCGGATTGGGTTGGTTGCGCAATAGATGCCTTTTCAGTTTTAGTTAACCCAACCATCAGAGGTTCATTATCTGATCCTCTGAATTCGTCTGGATCGAGTAGCCATCCTTCATAATAATTCGGTTCGCCAACCTTGGACATTGGATACCACTGATAATCCCCGCCATCAACACCAGCCATAGATATACCAAGCTCGTCAGTATCATCCGTATAATTTTTACTGACGCCTTTATCCTTAGCTTTACCAAACCGCCAGCCGATTGCTCGACTCGGCATTTTTGCTCCACGCAATGCTGATTCATAAAAAGCTCTCTGAACAGGTGAATTAACTTCCATGTCAGAAACAAAATCAAGCTCAGTTTGCGGCATGTTTTCATAGAAAAATGTATTTGGTTTTTTGCCGTCCAGCGCGCCTCTGTGTTTTTTACCAAGATTCCAAGCGCGTAATTCTTCATTTGTTGGTTTTAGTTCAGAAACGCTATCTTTCGCCTTCGAGAACTCAAACCCTTCCCCTCTCGCCGAAACATTGGTTTCACCCCTGCGGATATTGTCCGCAATGGTCTCGGCGATCAGCCTTAAATCGGTTCGGGTCAGATTCTGAAGCATGCCCATCTTTCGCAGAGCCGATTGAATGATGCGCATGATCTCGTTCCATAAACGAGTAAGGTGGGTCTGGGGCGTAGCAGCGGCGCGGGCAAAGACGGTTCTGGCTTTTACTTCTTCACTGGCTTCGGAATAATCACGGTCAACCTCAGTCCAGATTTTCTCGAATGACTTGAGGTCACGGCTGGACTTAACTTTGTCAATGATCTGAGTCTGGGTCTCGGCATCGAACGTATCCAGTCCATACCGGCCGATGGTTTCAAACGCATAGGTTTTGATCGCATCAGTTCTACCGTCCAGGTTCTCCGCGATTAAAACAATACCGCCGGTTCTGGGGCTGTAGGCGCCTTTGATTCTTTCCTTTCGCCCGGGGAATATTTCTTCCTGGGTTTTGACCACAGTTACATCAAGACGGTTATCGTCCAGCGTTTTTCTGTGTTCATCGATAATCTTTTCAACCGCGTCAACACGCATACCAAGGGCTTTGCGGCCGGCGGGTAGGGTGGAGTATTTGCTGAAGTAAACGCCTGTCGGAGACGGGTCAAGGCCGGTCATTGCAATTGATGTACCGCTTGCGATGTGGTCAAGGACTCTTATTTCTGCCGCTGTCAGGAATTTGGCAACGTTATGCAATTCCCGTCCAGGTGTTCCAACATTCTTGTTGGATATGATAACTGCTGCGACCGTATTCGTCTTAGATAACGCGCTCAAGATCTCGCGCTGCTTACCTTCTTTACCGCCTTTAAGTTTTACCCAGTCAGTATCGTTGATCGGGATAAATCCGACCATGCGATGTTTATTGTCAAGCAACACAATACCTTGGTCATTTATTGTTTTAGCCAGATCAATCGAGTCTTGCGGTTGTGTAAGCTGTGGCCTGTTTCCATCAGCAACTTTCCTAACGATCCGCTCGGTGATTTCTATATCGCGTTTTCGTGGGAGAGCCGTTATCTCGATTGGTTCGTCAGTAAAGTCATTAAACCCCCACGCCTTTGTTCCTTCACCAAGGACAACGTGCCCCATAAAATCAATATCGGTCCCATCCATTACCAACTGTATTCTTTCAGTTACAATTTTATCTGCACGGCTTGGATTTGGGTCGCCTGAAGGATGGTTGTGGGCTAAAACGTATTGAGCCGCGTCAGGCGTGTCGGCAATTGATCCTGCCAATAAGGCGGGATTAACGGATGATTGGTCTGCCAGTCCTTTTGTGTGCCGGATCAGATTAAGAATCTTGCCGTCCTTGTCCAGCACCAATGCAAGCATGGTTTCCTGTCCGTGCTTTCTGAACGGCGCGAGGACGTGTGCGGCAGAACCGAGGTTTTTGACTACATCAAGACCGGATTTTATTTTTCCGACAGCGACTTGTTTGTAAAGGGTACGATAGATGGCCTTTGCGGCGCCGGCTTTTTGTTCAGGCGATAAGTCGGCGGAGGCGAATAAGTCCCGCTGGACCGCCTCGGTTGTAACCGCTCTACGCGGCTCTTGTATCTGACCGGTGTTTCCATATCCATCATAATAGCTCAATTCTTGAGATTCTGTTACTTTTTGATCAAATGCCCGCGCACCGCTGGCCTGGGCTGGCTTCGCGGTGCGTTTCTCGGGTTTACTCAGCTCATCAACAAGGCTACGGAATTGATCTATATCGCCACCGAACAATTCTTTGACGACATTAACTTTATCCTGCACACCTTTGATGATCCCCTCGCCTGAAATTGTATAAGATGCCGGGTATCCGTCTCGGTCCCTATTTATACGCTCAATAGTAAACCCACCAAGTTTGTCGCCTTTTTTCCAGTTAAGCAGTGTTTCGACTATCCTTCGCCGACCCTCGGATTTTTTGATTTCCTTTCTGGCAATATCCGCTTCAGTGCCTTTTCCTGAAAGTAACTTATCGACATAATCACTCTCTGTTTTGGCTTTATTCCACAGCTTAACAGCCTCGCCAGCCTTACGAACAGACGCATCTATGGCCTGCTCTTTGCGCTTAGTCATCTTGGTATAGCCAACACCCATGGGGAAAGCATTACCCTTATTCATTGGGTCTGTATTCCCGGTACGATAAGCCTTCCTTGCAAGATCGTCGGCCTTGGTCTGCGTCTCGCGAATGATTTTTTTATCTTTTTCGCTTAATTCAACACCGTTCGCTTCAGCATCGGCGATGCGCTGTTCGATGTTTTTGTCAGTAGGTTTGCCATCCTTGGCATCTTCACTCAGTACTTCGGTTTCGGCGGATTTTTGCCTTTGCGTTTCATCTGCGGTCTCCTGTGTAAAATCTCTTTGACGGGTACGGCCTGAAAACAGATCACCTTCGCCGGCTTCCACCGGCACGTCTTCAGTGCCTTTTAACTTTTCATCGACTGATCGTTTTGCGTCGGCAAGCCTTTGTTCTTTAACGGGCGCTTCACCGAAGAGGTCTTTCGCTTCTTCGGTTTGTGCAGTTTTTTCCGGTTGCTGCGCAGCGTCTTCAGTACGCTCTCGCTGTTGTGTTCGTTCTGCATTGGCTTCACCTATTAACGTTAAAATCTGTCTGGCCGCCACAAGGTCTGACACGCCTTTCGACAGTATATCCTCAACTTCTTTGGAAAGCCCCATTTGCTCGGCTTCGTTCGACAACTCAAACAGGCTTCTGGCCTGGCCGCTCCAATCCGGCTGGTACTCGACTTCCTCGTAAACCCGGCCCGCATCCTGTTCCCAGATATAGGCCGGTATCTCAACAATCAAGTCAGGGTCAATCCCCTGCCGCGCCAGTTGACGCATGTCCCTGGCGTTCTTCAGCTCGGCCTTCACAAAAGCAATATTGTCCGGATCGGTTCTACGGCTTTCGATCTGGTCAATCATCGACTGAACGATTCTGGCCTGCCGCATACCGAGCCGCTTACCGGCAAGCGCCTTCTCGACCGCCGCCTGCACGTCTTTTACAGACATGGTGTAATCCGGATCCGTGTTCATGCGCTTGAACCATTCCGGGTTCAGGCTTGGCAATCGCTGTACCGCCGTTTCCTTGCCGCGTGCTACGCTCCAGTTGGCTTCTGTGAAGTCGCCGCCAATCATTTCGCCGCCGCTGTTTCGAACAAGCGAATCAGATAGGGTTTTCAGGTGGGTACGGTAGAAGTCTCGCTTGAGCTTGGGGCTGATGTATTCCTGAGAACTTACTTCGTCTTGCGCAGAAACCGGAACCGGCTTCTTAACTGGTTCAACCGCTTCTGGTTGCGCTTTCTTTGTAGGCGCTCGTTTGAGATTAGGTTGGGCATTTACGCTGCTTCCTGTTCCTTCCGGTGCAGCTCCAGATGGCATTTCCGACACAGCCAAACCACGAGTAATGGCTTGTCGTAATCGGGGTGATGCATCTGCGAGTTCGGGTCCGAACACTGCTCGCACGGCTTCTGCTGGAGTTTGCCCCTTCTCAGACATACGCCCGCGTAACTCCTGCAATTGTCTTTTTTCCGTTGCAGTGAATTTAGCGGGTTGAATTTTCGCCACAGCCTCATATAAGTTCTGTGGCAATCCAGACAATATTTCTGCCCCGGTCTGCTGTCCTCGCACTTGCAGGTTCTGCTCATCAACCAATCCTGAAGGTCTTGGTGAGCCTTGGTCCAAGGTTCCACGGTTATCCTCTTTTAAATTTTCTGTTAAATCTGCTTCGGAAGTGCTTGTTTTCTCTGCGGTATCTGCACGCTGAGTTGGCTGCCCTTGGGCAGGCGTCTTAACCAATCCCGGGAGCTTTCCCCCGGTCTCGGCGCGTAATCCTGCCTTGGCGCGTCTGTCTTTTTCGGCTTTGAGTTTTGCATCGGCTGCCTCGTAAGTTTGATCCACGACGTATGAATATTCAATACCGTGTTTCGTAACAGTACTGCCATCAGGCAGTGTTGCTGTAATTGTAGACCCAGATAACATATCCTGCGCGGATTTTAACGCCGCATCCAGGGTGGCGGCATCCTTGGCCTGTGCCACAAACTCATCGCCGCCAACACGGTAGACTTCATCGCCAATTGTTTCCTTGAAGGCGGCGGCCACCTTCCTGAACATTTCATCGCCTTTCAGGTGGCCCATTTCGTCATTGACTGTTTTCAGGCCGTCCAGGTCAATTGAGGCTTGTGCCGGCAACCGCGTGGCCTCGTTCCATGCGGTACGGCTTTTCAGGCCGGTCAGCTCGTCGGTCGATCGCTCGGTATGCAGTTCACGGATCAGGCCAATTAATTCGTCCACATTGCCCTTACCGTCCAGCACCTTCTTTTCCATATCGTCAATACGCTGCTTGAGCGTACCCACGCGGGCGCGCTTCTCCGGTGAGGACAGGCGACGTTCGTCCGCTGTCTCAGGCTTCGTGAGTTCGTCTACCTGGTTTTTAACTGGCTGTGCTGCCTGCGCTGTGGCGGCTTGCTGGAGTGGTTCTGTAGTGGCTGGCTGAACCGCGCTCTCAGGGGCTCTCGCAGCCTCCGGCGTGACAATCTCATCCGGTAATTGCTCAGCACGTAATTCTTCGGCGGTTCCGGTATCGACCGGCGTTACCTTGCCAGCAACGGTATTCTCGATCACTCGGTCCGGCTTCGCCTCGGTATCGGTTCGCTTTTGAACCGCACCGCCAACTGATCCGGCCGTACCGCCGACCAATGCGCCAGCAACCGCGGCGTTCAGGCGACGGCTACCGATTTCTTTACGTGCTGCAGTAACCTCAGCCGGTTCTCCCGCAACAGGTTTTTCCAGCGCGGCTTTGTAAACCGGGTCATACGTTGCACGATGTCGGATCGCCAGTTCTTCCTGTCCGGTTTCGGTCACGCTCTCGCCAATCGTCCCTTCCACGGCTCCCTTAGCGGCTCGTTTCAGGAAGCCGCCACGTCCAGGACTGAGTACGCGCTTAACGATGCGACCAGGCGTGACCACGTCCAGTGCCGAAGCCGCAGAGCCATAACCAATAGCCTTGGTCGGATCGTCAACGCCTTGTTCTCTCTGCTCACCGTATTGCTCACCAATGTTCTGAGCCAATGCTGGAAGTGCGGCTCCGGCCAATGTTCCCCACACCGGATGGAAACGAGACCCGATTGCTGCACCGGCAATCGTCGGACCAAACTGCGGGGTCTGTTCGGCAATGATGGATTGAGCATAATCGGCCACATCACCTACGCCTTGAATATCTTCAACACCCCCGACCCGTGCCGGGAGTTCTGCCGCACGCTTTTCAGCCGCTTCGGCCGTCCTGGCAAAAAATCCTTTCTCGCCGCCCAGGGCTGTTTGTACGGCTTCACCGGTCCTGGCGATATTGGCGCCAAGCCTATACGTGCCGCGCTTTAAACCCTGAACGATGTCAGAAGGTGCGGCAGGCTTATCCGTGGCCAACAGATCGCGTGGTCCGGTCGATGGCACTGCCAGAAGGTCACGCGGTTTACTTTGAGCAAAAAGATCACGAGGCATCTATTTGATTCCCAAACGTTTTTTAACCTCTTCGACCGTTAAGCCGTGCTGCTTGGCCGTAAATTCCAGATCCTCTTCGGTGTAATCGGCCTGCTCTTGCTGATCAATATATTCGATCTGCCCCGTTTCCGGATTAAACCGGATCAATTCCCGCTGCTGGTTACCAAATTCGTCCAATTGCCCAGTGGCAGGATTGGCCAGCTGATACCCTTTGGTGCTGGTGCTGGATTTGCCCTGTAGCGTCAGGGCCAGTTTAGTCAGGCGCGCACGCTCTTGACCGCTCGGGTCGGCTTGATCGTCCAGCGCATTCAGCTCTTCCAGAACAGATGCTAATTGTCTCTGCTTGTTCAGGCCAAGTTCGGATTTTTCAATATCCTGCCCTTCTTTTACACGCTTCAGGAATCCGCCTTCTGCGCCACGTTTCGCCGCCTGGTTCGCAATGGTTTGCTGCGCGCCGGTCAATTGAGACAGAAACGCTGGCAGGCTATCCACATCGGTTGCGAGCGCCAGATTCGGAATCTGAACAGGCTGCTGTTCATCGATCACGGAACCGCTGTTTTGGTCAATTGTGACCGGCTGGCGACCGCGCGCATCAAAGGTCTGGGTGCGACCCGTGCGTTCATTGCGGAAAACGCCAGTACCCTGCTCTGGAACAAAGGTCGGATCATCGACTCGGGACGCATAATCTGACCGTGGCTGAGCCGGCTTACGCTGCGCGCCACCTGCTGAGGGTTGCCCGCCGCCAGTCGCTGCCTGTACCGATGGAATAATACTGGACTGTCCAGGCTGCTGCGGTTTGTCCCTGAAAAAGCGATCAAAAAAACCGAGCGAGAGATTATTGCCCAGGTCGGATGCGGCACCGAGCGCGCGCGCACCGGTATCCTGCATCAGATCAACAAACGGACTATCTGCTTCCGGTGTGATACCGAACCGTTTGTAATAGTCCTCGGTCGGTGTATTCGCCACATCCAGCGCAGTTGTTGCCAATGAACCACCAATAAACGCTTTACCCAGCCCGCTACGGCCGGCACGATTAATATTCCGACGAAGAAACCCCATCTTATCCGTGGGTTGACTGCGGATAAAATTACCCATCCGGCTCGGTTGTGCCGGTTTCGGAATGGTTGTGTCGTTGACAAAAGTGGGTTGCGGCGGAGTAGCAGCACCGGTTGCCCGCGCAGCACGCTGTTTCGACAATCGCTCCAGCGCCTTATCAATGTACGGGTATTTCGGCGGCGGATTGGTTGGCGCTGCGGTGTTAGCCGTGTACGGCGATCTGCCCGCCCGGCTACCCATCCGGCCCAGGTATTCCAATACTTTCGGATCAATTGCCATAGTAAACTCCTTATGACGATTCCGAGGCTTCCTCGGTCGTCTGGCTAACAACAGTATTCACGGCGGACAAGGCACCGGAAACGATGGACGCGTAAAAATCGGCTCCGGCAGTCGCCGCCTTCAATCGCAAATCAGCCTGCTGTTTAATGGCATCGATCTCGGCCAAACTCTGTTTCAGATTGTAATCCAAAACACCCAGCAAGCTCGTGTAATTTGCTTGGTACTCACCGATTCTGATCTTCGCGGTTTCGGCTGCCAACCTGACCCGGTCGCTCGTTACGCCGCTTTGAATCTGGTACCGGTCCAGCGTCAACTTGGCCTGATCAATCGCCGCCGATATCCGGATGCGGTAACTGTCAAGTTGTGACTGGAATGCGGCCAGTGCGAACCGTGCCCGAGTTTCCTGGATACGAAACTGGATTTCCAGAATATCGGCGCGCAGTTTATCCAGCGTGCCGGCGGTTTGAATCGCGAACTGGCGGGCCTGGAAAAACTGTTCTGACCGGCGGATAAAGATATCGCGATTGACCTCGGACAGTGCGGATCGTTCGGTCTGACGAATCCGTTCCTGCGCATCGAACAAGGCGCCCGGCGGTGTTGGGAACCGGCGGTTCGTGTACACACGCTCAACTTCTTCTGTGGCGCGTGTCGCTTCCATCGCGGTGCGGTCCCGGGTACGGTCAAGCAGTGCCGATTCATCGTCTGTGTCAATCCCGTAACCGCCATCCTGCAGATCGCCCAACAGCATAGCGCGCGCTGCTTCCAAGACAGTGATATCGTGCTCAACATCGTCTATCGAAATATCGGCCAGCTCCGGCGGGGCATACGATGGAATGACAATAGCCGGAACGCTTGGAAACGATCCAACTAGATTGTTAATGGCCTCAATGTCGCTTTCGACCGGTATATAGCCTGCTCCAACATCGTACACATCGGCCAGAAAATTCGTGAACGCCGCATCCGATATTTCGTTCACAAACGACGCCATGTCGTTTTGCTTGTCGTCTACGAAGTTAAGATTGTCTGTGATAATTTGGTCTACGGTTGCCATGTCCTATCCTTTATGTCTCGATAATCATCAAACTTAGCGAAGTTGTTCCATCGATAAAATCAAGCGCTGACCTAGTCATAAGGTTGTTAATTAACAATTGTTTTGCATTGAATTCATAAAAGCAAAGCCCGCTCGATAAAACAGCGTTGTTTTTTTTAAAAAACACGTAAGATCTGAAATTTTTACCTGTTACGGATATAGAATTGCATCGTGACGCGGTGTAGTTGCATTCCTTCCTTATGTAGTTATTTGAATGCCTTTTTATAATGAATCCAGGAATATCAGTGTATACTTTAGTTTCTGCATCGGATAACGACCTGAATGATTCGTAAATGAAATCATTTATCCAAAATAACCAAGCACCCGAGCTTCCTGGATATGGATACATAACAGTAGGACCGCCAAGAACCAAAGCTTGGTCATACATAAAAGCTGAAAGCCTTCTGTCCCATGGTAAAAATCTTACACTTATACCGGATGCTGAACCACTTTCCTCTTCTATAATAGTTTCATCCGAATGAATTACTTTTACTGATTGTAAATTTCTATTTATGTACGATATGCCAAAGAAATCATCATATAGGTAAAATCCTGACGATTCACCGATACCTGAGATACCAAATTCAGGAGCATCATTTTCGTAAAAATCCGGTTCTGGGAAATCGAATATTGGTGAAGGTGGATTACTTGCAAATCCTCTATTAACTGAAGTTAAAAAGCTACCAGATGCAGTTATTACGCTAGCATGGTATTGATTGCCTTTGTATGTAAAATTGCAATCTATACTGATAGGATTGTAGTCGGCAGGTAAGCCAGACACGGCTGTGGCGGTTCCTGGGTGTCTCTGTGAAACAGAAAACGTCTGTCCATTGTAATCAATATTGATTATTTCAATCAGAGGACCGTACATTGAAAATACTGGATCGAACACGACCATTTGAGACGTTCTGACAAGTATTTCAATATTTCCATACAATTCGTTGTTATCAGAAGCTGTCCATGATTTTGATGGGCCTGCTTTTTGATACGTAGTTTGTTGATCTTGAAAATACTCAGGTGATTGATAACTGTATTGATCAGTTGTCGATACGTCCACACTTTCAAAAACGACATCAATATCTTTAACGACATCGTTAAATGTTTGTCCTTTCACGTATTCCGGTAAGTTATCAATTAAATAATTGATATCCACGGCGATGAAACGTATCCCGGTTAATATCGAAGCCACCCCTTCTGTACTGGTATCAGGATCTGACCACGGAACCTCTACCGACAACCCTCTATCATGTATAGCGTAATATTTAACTAAACCCTCTTCCGTTATAATTTTTCTAAAGTTCACCGCTCCGGTTATTAATCTCGTATACAGAGCAATCCCATCGTATCTGAAAAACATCGCTATAGAGTGGTAAACGTTTTTTATCAGCAAAATATCTCCTGACAAATACGCCGACTCAATCAACTTTAACAATTCATTTTTTTTCGGCAACACGAATGTTGAATAGCCGTAGGCTGGCTTTTCCTCGATAAATCCAGTTATTTTGTAATCTATTTCATGGAATGCCTGGTATGGAAATTCTTCCAGGTTCTCAGTTTCATCGTCCAGTAGTTTTTTCAACCCGCCTTTTTTCCGAACCGCTTTTACGATACTGACATCCAGTGTTTCGGTATTAACTGAATAATAGAAAAATCCGTTGATTGGATTGTCAAGCAAGCAATAGAATCCGTTCTGTCCGCTACTTATCTTTATGAATGCAATATCTCTCTGCACCCGAATAAACACATCCACGTCCGGTATCGGTTTGGTGTGATGCGTGACCGTTCGCCCACCGCCAACCAGTGCCCGGCTACGATTCGCCAGCGCCCGGGCTTCAGACTTCGCCCATCCAACCCATTTGGAGGACTCGGTTTGATCGCCTTCGAGTACAATGCGGTCGATCATCGCTTACGCCTCTGAACTGCGGTTGCAACAATATCCGCGTTATCAAACTTGAAGTCCGCGCCGTTTCGGTTTGCGACACGATACTGGTAGTACCGTGCTTTCAACCCACGTCCGAACTCGGTTTTGACCGCATCGAACACGGCTGTTGCCGGCAGCTCATAATCGTATTGAACATTTTCGTCCGTGATAATCGACACCGTCATCTTATCGTCGAACTGCCCCGACACGTAGCCGTCGCTGATTCGTTTTTGCAATCCGGTTTCGTGGTCCAATGTAGCGGATACAAAGTATGCGTTGATCGCGCCGCCCGCATCGTCACTGCCGGACAATCGATATACCCCGTTATCGTTCGATCCGTAATAACTGCCGTTCCATTCCATGAGGGAATTAAACGCATACCCGGAATAATCGGTTACGCCCTTGTGTTTCAGGTTCATCGATATGGGCAAAAAGGTCAGGTCGGTATCGCTGTCACCAAACAGTTGCGCACCGAGCCTGGCAATCAATGCACTGATCGCGCCGGTGATCTGCGAATAACCCGATAAGGCTGCGCCTATCGTGCCGACGCGGGCGCTGAGTGAACCAGTAAACGCTTGCTGCCCGGACAGTGCGGCATTGACCGTGCCGACCAAGGCACTGATTGAACCGGAGTAACCGGCGTAGCCAGACAGTGATGCGCCAAGAGTACCAATTCTGGCGCTGATAGAACCCGTAACCGTTTTCTCCAGCGTTCCGGACACGCTCATGGCCATCGCGACCGACCCGATCAGTCCGCGCTCAACCACCAAGGTGCCAGAGACGGACATTGTCATGGCGGGCGCACCGACGGCAGTCATATTGGCTATCTTGCCCAGAGTGCCGGACACGGTCATGGCCATGGCCGGATTGCCAGACACGACAAAATTCGTCAACTTGTCTGCAGTGGCCGATACGGCCATGCGCATTGCAGGCGATCCCGCCACGGTTTTCGGGTTGACGTTTGCAAATCCGGACACGGCCATGCGCATTGCAGGCGTGCCGTCTGCGGTCAATTCAACCGGTGTGTGCGGATCTGTGTAAAGCGGTGTAAAACCGTCCGGCGGGGCGTACACAAACGGCTGCTCGCCAAAGTTAAACCGGACCCGTTTCGTGGATTGTGCGGCGACACTCGCCGCGGGATAAAACGTACCGGACAACCCGGTAAACGCCGCATTCGTTGTGGTGCCAGCCTCAATCTCAGATTCGGATGCGCTCGCGTGCCATGTGCCGTTCTCACCGAACCAGATCGCACCGTTGTCCAGGTCAAGCGCAACCATGATCAGATTGCCCTGTGAAAACGAATTGCCGTAGCTGGTTTCAGAGTTGTTGTTTACCCGGAACCCATTGCTCGCACGCAGAGCATATTCATCGGCTCGGAAACCCAAATTGTTTGCATCGCCAGCAACGTATGTAGATCCAGCCACACCGAGATAATCGGCTGAAAAGCTGCCGGTAATGGGATGAAATTCCCAGTACCATTTGCCGGAACTGACGCCGCGGGTTGCCCTGACCTTGCCGTTACTGATCGAGGCATGGGCCAGTATCGCGGTATCGCCTTCCACGATGGTTGCAGCGAATAACTGAGACGAATCAAGCCGAACGTCATTCTCAGACGACCCCCATGCAATGAAATCAGCGGGTGGGCTATAGACAAGATCGGTTGGGTCGGCATTAATGGTCAGCGAGGCCATAGCACCGGATGTGCCTGAACGACCACCAGCAATTGTCCACCAGTTATCGGCGGCCGTAGTGTTTGAGCTGAACCCGGTCGCACCGGTCAGAGACGGAAAAAGTCCGGCCGTTGGGTCGCCGCTGACTAACCACGTTCCGTTCTTACCGAACCAAATCTTCCCGCTGTCGAGATCGACCGCGACCTGCAGAACGTCTCCGTTGGTAAACGCATCGGTATAGGCCGATGTTGTTCCATTGCTGTAGGTTATCCCAGTAGAGATATCGAGCGTTCTGCTCTGTGTTGTTCCGCCTGGGTAGGTTGTATTCGAATGGGCTTGATCCAGTACACCGATACGAATATTGGTCAGGACACCCGATCCAATACTGACCTCAAAATAGCGTTTCCCGGTACCGAGATAGACCGAACCCTTGGCAGTAACGTTACTGGTCAGGGCATAGTCAATCGTGCGATCGCCGTTTGATATAGCGATCGCCGTGTTGCTGTCTGCGGCGTACCAGACCGGGTAACGGACAGCCATGCCCGCCCCCTGTTAAGCCGTAATACTGACGCTGAACGTCGAGGCGGTGATGATATCGTTGACGAAAACAGACGTGTTGGCAATCACCAAGTCAACCGTTGCGGTACCAACAGTGCCATCGATACGGATAGCCGTGGTACTCGCGCCGCCGGCATCGCCGCTTTCACGGAGACGGAACCATGCCGCAGTACCCTGGGCAATGGCCGCCGCTTCCTGCCATAAACCGTTCTTCGCGATAGCACCGGACGCCGCGGTTTGCTGGAAGGCATGAAGAACGACCGCAACGTTATCGATATCACCGACAAAGTCCAGATCGGCCCGAATATCCACGTCCGTACCGGCGCCGGCAGTAATGATTTCCGTGTAGGTACCGTTCGCGGATCGGTCAGTGCCTTCCGTATCGCCTACTACAGCGACAACATTACCGGCCGAGTAGTTGCTGACCGTGTACGTCACTTCGTACTGATAGCCAGCTACCAGGGCGACTGCCGGGGTCTGACTCAGATCAGAGTCTGCGCTTTGCGATCCGTCAGAGGACGCAACACCGGCCGCAATGGTCCAGCCCGCGCCTTTTGTCCAATCAGTGTCTGCCGCCATCGCGCCATTTGCGACCTGACTGGTTGATCCATCCGGGATGTCCAGCGTTGCCAATAACGTGCCAGCGCCTTCCGTTGTGTCCGCATTGGCGGGCTGTGTTCCGGAGTAAATATCGATCTGACCACCATCAAACAGCGCCGTAATGTCCTGCGCGTTGAGGATGGCGTTCCGAAATCCGGTCGAAAATTTAGGATTCAGTGCCATATATCACCTATGCAATGGAGAAGTTACTGGTATTGTCCAGAACCAGCGGTGCACCCTGCACCAGGTTCACGGACCCCAAATTCAGTTGCGCGCCACTGGTACCGACCGCGCCATCCAGGCGAATCTCTGTGGTGCTGGAAATAGCTGGATTCCCGGCCGCGGCGTAGTACCGGAACCAGCCCGCTATACCGGACGCAATAATCGAGTCCTCGCGCCAGACCTCATCCTGTTCTTTCAGTACAACCCCGCTGGCTGCCACTGTTTCGAGCGTCAGGCCAGTCGTGTCGTCCGAGGCGTTCCGGATCGTAGCGAGCAACACAGAGCCAGATGGCACCGCATCGTTCGCCGACGCCGGTTGTGAGCCGCTGTAGATGTTAATAAACCCCAGGTTCATCGTTGCCCGGAACGATCCGGTAACCAGCAGGGCATTGAGCAAACCCGTTGATGTTCGTACCGCCATGATTTAGTCCTCCAACCGTAAAATGGATAAATATCGATTCTTTCCGTTTTCGACAATGACCTTACCTGCCCCGGTAACCGGTGTATCGAAGTGGTACCGGTTGATCGTCAGGTTATCGAATGCACCGTTGTCGCCGGCAATACAGATACCTTGCTTGCTCGTAAACAGAGCAACCGTGTCCGTCAGCTCCGGATTGATATGCTTGCCGTCCGTGTAGTCCAGAGTCCCTGGAACAACGCCATATCCAGCTTTCACATCGAATGACGCATCGGCCACGTCCTCGCCCGACAGGTAAGCGATTTGCGTATCGGTTCCGACAAATATGCCACCCTGTACCGGGATTATCATCCTGACCGCTGAATCGAATGGAATCTGCATCCGGATCGGGTCGAACAGGTCAAATCGGTACGGAAGTGAATACAGCAGGAACCGGTCAACCCCGACCAGCATGCGCGAGTTGTGCGCAGCAATGACTGAGCAAGCCGGCGCGGGCTGCATGAATTGTGTTTCGAGCTTAACGTCCAGCTGTTGCTCGCTGCTATAGGTGAACGTGGTCTGCGCGTTGGGAATTGTTCCGGCCCGGTATAACGTGGTGCCGTTTTGCCGTGTCACGTACAGCGCTTTGTGCGTTACCCCTGCTTCGGTCGATACCGGTATATTTGTAAATGACAGCGCACCCGAGACATCCTCAGCCACGGCTGCAACCCCAGCCCCGGACTCTTCCCCGTCCCGGATATAGGTCAGGGCATACATATATCGGCCGAGCGGTAAGTCGCCAGCTATAGCATCGTACCCGGGCAAGCTGTCTGGCGGGGTAATGCCCCAGGGACCGGAGACACCGTCTTCAATGACGCCAGTCACAATACCATCCGAGTAATAGATTTTTGACTGATGTCCGTAATATTTCAGTGCACGCGCAATGCCTGTGCGCAGGGACGTGACCGTACCATCGCTGTTTAAACGCTGTAGCGCGCTGGAGCGTCTGAGTAGTGCCGTGCCCTGGTACTGGAACAAACTATCAGCGGCGCCGGTTGAGAACAGTGTGAGACCGGCCCGGCGATGTATCGTGAACTCATCATCCAGGTCAATGTTTTGCCCCGCACTCAGATCGTCCGGCTTCAATTCTTCAGCTGGTACAGTGTTCCGTATCCCTTTGAATTGCTTCAGTGTGACCACGTCTTTCATCAGTGCACCCTGACCAGATGGACGTCTTCGCCGTCATCAAATACCTGGTGGATATAGGTGCGGCTATTACAACGGGATCGTTTGGGCTGGCACCAGCACGATGCGGACAAAACGTGTGGTTGCCACGATTCGAACGGGATAACGTGTATCTCGTTTCGTTCGTCCAGTGGAACCAGCTGTTCTGTGTTCATCGCGTTACTTCGGATTCGGCGAAGACCGCGCCTTGGACGATCTGTGAAACCGATCCGTCCGGGGCGATCAGTTCAATCGAGTACACACCGCGCCGCCACGTAAAGTCCTCGCTGTCGTCAGCGTCGATAACCAGCGTGATCGTGTAATCCGTGGTATCAATCTCGATACCGCCGTTTTCGGTCGTCAGTGACACCAGAACCGTGTCGGAACTCACACTTGAACGTATCTGGCACCGTGCGGTAAAGCTGGTCAGATCGACCGGCGTATTGAATTCCAGTACGCCACCCGAGGTATAGGCGTCATAGCCGGACGCATTAATCTCCGGAAATCGGACACTGTTATCCGTCACGTACACCGCTTTTCGCAGTGTGTCCGAATTGATCTGCGTCATGCCCTCGACGTCCTTGATCTTGACCGGCCATCCATCTGGTATACCGTGCGCCGTGGCCGTCACAACCGCTGGAGCAGCCGCGGTAATTCCCGTGATCGCCGCATACGATTTTGTCTCGGACGCCCACAAAAACGGCATCCTGAAGGTTGAACCCTTCTGAATCGTCAGATCCTGTTGACCGTTTTTTGAACTGTAAATCATCGTGACCTCACGCTAAGAAACCGCCTGGCATTAAATCCGTGTTTCCGTGCCGGCGCATAAAGTCCTGATGCTGCGCCGACGTCAGGCCAAACTCAGCGGCAAATTCTGCATAGCCGCTCTTGGCCTTGTCCGGATCGTTCGCATCCACATCGTCCAGCGAATACGCCCGGTACTTGACCCACGGGATCAGTTTTAAGTGATGTTCGGATGGAATCTCCGGCTCATCGTTACCGTCAGCCATATCATTCAATGGCTTACGTTGAACAGTTAATTGAATCTCGATATCCGATGTATCCAGAATTGGATACACACGCAGAGAATACGTTTGCAGGCCCTGTATTAAACCCTGCACGTCTTTCCCAGTACGCTCTTCCCACCGCTCGATACAATCCATTTGCTTCGCGGACAGGATGTCCACGCTGCGCTTACCGACCGGTCTGGCCCTCAGCACGGTGATAACCCGCCGATCCAGCTTGATCCACGGGTCACTCACCGCGGCAGTCAGTAATGTAAACGATGACTGGCTGTCGATCAGTAACGGCATGGCCGCACAAGCACGTTGCTCGGCCTCGTTGAACCATCGGATCAGAGCCGTCTCTGACCACAGATACGGCGCCTTCTCGTCCTGGCATTCGAACCGAAACTGATCAATCAGCTCTTCAAGTTTCATTGCCGCTGCCTCAATACCTTTTTCAGCCAGTCCTGGGCACGCTTCGGGTCCGGACCCCAGTCCATAACCGTGAAGTTGTACACAATCCCGGTTTTCTCGGCCAGACTGTTGTACGTCTCGGGATCGATAACCTTCATTTTCTTCTGCGTGTAATTGGACTGCTTTGCCCTGGCCAGACGCTCAACGTATTTGCGGCGTATACGAACCGGCACATCGCGCGGAATCGCGATCATGCGTCCATTGACGCCCACGCCGAACGGATCTTCTTCGTTTTCGAGCCCCGTGCTTGGAACCTCGATCACCATAAACTCTTCCATAAACGCCAGTTCCTTTCCCAGAGCTTCCGGATCAGGACCGTCAATCACTTCGATTTCAGGCGGCTGGTAATCAATCATTGACCCGGTCAGCGGGATATCGATCTTGCGATCCGGCACGTATTCTTCGTCTGCCGTATCCATCTTCCGCTTCGGGATATGCGAGAACGGGTTGACCGTGCGCTTGGCATTCGCGGCCTGAACAAGCTCTTCGTACTGTTCCTTGGACAGAATCACATCGCCTTCTGCCGGTTTGGCTATCTGTGCCGGTTGTTCCGCTTCCTTGGCAGCCTCTGCCTGCTTCGGCTTCGGTCCCGGCTTCTTACCCTGGAATCGTGTCGCTTTGCGTTCTGCTGCCTGGTCTTTAGTTGTGTTCATGGTTGTTCTCCTGCATTAATTCAGTTCTGCGTAGATAGCCTTCCAGTTCGAAAATCTTGTTCCGTGCTCGCTTGCGCGCTAGAGAGCGCCCGCGCTCGTCGTCAAAATTTTCTTCCGGGCAGGCCGATTCACCAATCACCTGATAACCGTTTCGTAGCGTCAACAGACACACAGTCATGGTCGTTCCAGGAAACCGGTAATACGCTTCCTGATCAATCGTGTCGTCCACTCTGTCTTCACTGATCCTGTTGCTTCGGTCTGTGCTTCGTTCTGTCATGGTCGTCCTCGTTTAAAAAGGGGCCGTTGCCGGCCCCATGGTTTAGGCCGGATCGCATTCGATGATGATGTCATCGATCAGGGCGACCACGGCGTTCGCGCTCCGATTCGCCACCACAATCACCGGACAGACCGGAGTCGTCGCGGTAATCGCATTGGCAACCGGGGCACCAATCGGTTTACCGTTGATAAACCCTTGCACCGCGCCGTCCGCACTGACCTCGACGCGTACCCACTGGTACGCACCTTCAGTCGGCGCCGCGCCGGAATAGACCGGAGTCGTGTCCGTGTTGGCTTTTACGCCACCCTGACACCACTGCTCAGTCGTTCCGTCCACGTCGTAGAGCACGCCGCAGGCATTGGCCGCATCGGAATCAATCGCCGCCGCATTCAGGAATACCGGCGCTTCCAGGGTGGTACCCGGCAACACATCGGTAAACCCGATAAACACATACGCCTCGGAGATATCATCGATCTGGATTTTTACCTCCATTGCCAGACCACCCATATCGGCCGTAAAGTCCAGACCACCCAGTGCCAGAGCTGATGCATTGGCCGCAATGGCCGCATCCGCGCTGGACGTGGTGATCGCGACTCGCCCACCTTTGCCGGCGGAGATAGCCACGGCGTTACCCGTGCCTGAACCGGCCGTCCCCTGCCACTCATCGCGCAGGGCATCGCCCAAAAACGGATCGTGATAGTAGATCTTCTGCTTGGGGTCAACGCGCAGCAGTTTCTCCTGAGTGAGATCCTTCTGAACGTTGTTATCCCAGAGCTTGATCAACCCATACCGTCCGAAATTGAGCAGCTTTTCAACATTAATCATGGCTGTTACCTCATCAATAAAGCGCCCCTTGCGAGGCGCTTTGGGTTATGACACTTGCGGACGGTGCGGCAATTCGCCGAACAGGATGTTGACCGGTACGCCGGCCGTCATGCCCGCGGCGTTCCAGTTATCGGTACCGAAATTAAACTCCGCAGCCAGTGTAGAACCGGCTTTCAGAATCTGGTACGCAATAACGCACACGTCGTCCTTGACGTTTGGAAACTCCGGCGCGACCTTGAAATTACCGGCCGAATCCAGGGCTTCGATCTTGCCCATCATGCACTTGACATCGCCTGCGGCGTTGAGACCCCAGACAACGACTGTGCCCTGGTTGGCGTTCAGACCCGGGAATACTGCCCCATCGTTATGATCTGTCGTCGGCGTTGCGCCAGTGGTAATAGCAGTTTTTGAATATGCCTTGCCGTTGATCGCATAGGTGATGGTCACGGTCGTGTCGTGAGTAGTGACCGCTCCGGTGGCCGTCAATGCGCCACTGGTGGTAGCGCCTGTATTGGTTTTCATGTTTGCTTACCTCACTGTGTTAATCGATTAATCGACGAGTTCGCGTCGACCGACTTCGGCAACGGCCATCCAGCCATTGTTCGTGATCTCGACGGTCTGATAGAACGACGCGCCAACGAAGCCGAAACGGCCCAGCGGGTTCGCCTGGTTCTTCTGGCCGGGCGGGATGTACGTCGGATCGATTGAGTCCAGACCACGCAGGGCTACCTGAGACCATGCGTTCTTGCCGGTGATGATGATCGGGTATACGTCGACCAACGTGCCGGTAGTCGAATACAGTCCTGTATTACCCACTGCGGCGCCTGAATCGCGATAGGGCGGCAGATCAGGCGAGAGGATAATCCGGTAGTTCTGCCAGGAACCCAGCTCACAGCTGTGAATCGGTTTACGCGAACCGTATTCGGCCAGAGTGATGAAGTTCGGCAGTGCACGGAAATCCTGCTCCAGGTCGGTATGACCGAACACCAGCCAGGCCGCTTCAACCGGCTTGGTCGCAATGTTCAGACTCGGCGCCAGAATGCCCGTGATGCGCTCGGCATGGTTGCTGTTCAATGACTGCGTGACGCGCCCCAGCAGGTTTGGTCCAACCGGTTTGAACACGGTTGTGCGCGAGGTACCGCCGCCGTAGAACACGTTCGTGCAGGCTTTCAGCTTGCCGTACCGGATCATTTCACGCACGAAACCCATGCGTTCACCCGTCTGCACTTTCATGTCGGACGGTACGTCGTCTTCGTAAATATCAACGACTTTGCTGGTCAGTTCGTACAGGCAGCCGTATTCCTTCAGAACCATCGTGACATCGCGGTAGTTGATGGTATCCGGATCGGGGTGTACGCCTTCCTGCAGCTGGTGCGCTGTATCAGTAACGGTCGGGTTGTTGTAAAAACCGGCCGCGGTTGAACCGTAAGGAATTACAGCGCGTGCAATCAACGTATCCGATTTGTTCTTCGGCATGGTTTTCTGCTCACCGGTAATACCCAGCACTTCCTTATGCACGGCGTGAAACAGCATTTCCCCTTTCAGTTTCCCGATACGGGGGTCTACTGTGTTGTAAGTGTGTTGCATGATTTAAGCTCCTAAGAAGCTACCGCCTGTTGCAGCGCGTTAAACGCGGCTTCGGCTGCGGCTTCTTCGTCAGTTTTGTTGAGTTTCGTCGGAGGACTGCCGCCACCCTTGGGTTGCTGGGCTTTCTCCAACGCCTGTTTTTTCTCGTTCTTCTCGGCCTGTTTTTGCGTATCCTGTTGCGTTTTTGCAGCGAGCCACGCGTCGTAGTCTTTGATCGTCTGAGCCAGCACAGCGGGATCATTGCTGGCCTCAATTTCCTTTGCCTTTCCGGCCGGCAGCGCGTCGATAAACTCATCGTAGGATTTATCCGCTATTTTCTTCTGCCATCCGGGAGACGCGTAATTGAGTAGCTGTTCATTCACAAAGTCACTCATTGCGACGACTGTCTGCTGCAATTCGTCCGGCGAAACGACTTTGCCCTTTAAGGACTCCATCAGGTTCGCCTGCAACGATTCGCTGATCGTTTTGGTCAGTTCTTCCTGGTTAAATTGAGGTTGCAGAACGATCCCCGACAAATCCTCGACCAGCGCATCAATCATTTCCGGGTCGTACAGCGCTGACAACCGCTTAAACTGCTCGCGTGTCAACTTGGCTGGCTCGCCTTTCTTCTGGATCAGGCTATTCAGCGTGCCAATCTTGCCGGTCAATTTTTGATTAAGCTCTTCGAGTTTCTGCTCGGTCGTCTGATGTAAGCCGGCGATTAACTCACCTTCCCCGCTTTGCAGCTGCTTCACAAACGCGGCCGCGGCTTGCAGTTCCTCGAATTGTTCCTTCGAGAGCGTGATCGGCGGTTCGTCATCTGTTTTGGCTGGGGGTGTATCAGTCGGTTTCTCGTCTCCGGCTGGTGGCTCATCATCTTTCTGCACAGTCTCCTTTTCTTCCGTGACCTTCGGCTCCGGCACCACTGACGGTTCCCCGCCGGCAAGCGCCTGGAAAGCTGCATCGGCCACAGCCAACTCCTGTTTTTCCGCGTCGGACATCGGTTCAGCATCGTCACGTTTCGGGTTTAACGCCTCATCCCATGACGGGCTTAGTACCGGTGCTGCTTCTTCCTCTTCGGTTTTGACTGGTTTCTTACTCATATTAACCTCTTGATTTTCCTAAGTTTATGCCGGTGAGTTTCCCCGCCAGCACGGGAGCCAGGACTGACCTGACTAAATCCGGTAGTTCACATCCTCATCCAGTTTTACCTCGCGGGAGGCTTCGTTCTCCCATGCGAGCATTGACCGGACTTCTTTGATCTGTCCGCGTAACTTCTCGGTCTCGTCCGCCGTGGCGTCATCATTCGCCTCGCGCAGCGCTTGGAGCCGTTGCTCCAGGTAATTCTTAATCTTCTGCCAGACGTTGCTGTCCAGGTCAGATTGATGCAATACGCTCATAATCCCTCACCATGTTTGTTCTTTATCTTCGACTCGGCGTTAAACAGTTCGATATCGGTGTTGGTATCGATCAGCTTTTCCGTCATACGCGCCTGCCGTTCCTTTTCGGCCTCGACCGCATCGGCTTCCCGTTTTTCCCGGTCGCTTTCCATCTTCATTGCCGCAGTTTGTACCTTCGGGTCAGGCGGCGGCGGTGCCAGCTCCTGTTCAGACTTGTCTTTCTCGAACGCCTTCGGTGACAGCTTCCGCGATCGCACGTATTCCTCGAATGCTTTCTTCTTATCACCAAGCTCAGGGTCTTTAATGATCAAATCCAGGATCAGCGCAAGTTCTTGATTGTGAATGGATTTTTCAAGCAATACGGTCGATACCTTGGGTACGATTGTGTAATCGCCCTTAATTTCGTCGTCTTCGCCGTGCTCCATTAGCCAGTGGTAGTACCGCTTCAGGTGCCGCTCCATGGCATCATCAAACATCTTGGCCAGCCTGCGCAGCACAGACGAGCCATTGCTCTGCTGCATTTCAGCGATCGCCACACGATCTGTTTTGTTCTGCCCCAGAAAACCCTGGAGGATTGCCGGCAGGCCCGTGCTTTCCTCCGCCATACGCAGCGCGAAGTTGATAATGTTAAGCAGTTGTTCCTGCCGGGTATCAATGTTAATCACCATGAATGCCTGGCGCACATCGGCCAGACTGGAACCTGGGATACGCACCCAGACCTTAAACGGGTGTATCCGGTAATCGTCTTTCTGTAGCGGCTCTATCGCCTGTGTGTCGATCACGATCTGCGGGCCAGCCGATACAGCTGCGTTGTCCATCATGGCGCGGTTAGCAGAATTCAGTTCGCGCTGTGCCGTGCGCATCTGGCGCGCAACACCGATGCCCCACGGCATACCTGGTCTGCGCTGCCAGACGAAATAATCGTAGGGGAATGATCCATCATCCAACGGGTTAGGGATGGCCTTAACGACCCGGTGATTAATCATTTCAATCACGACCGGGATCATGGATTGCCCGATCAGTCGCGGCGGTATCTCGATACCGGCCTGTACCAGCTTGGACGGCTCAACCTCGCAATAGCCGATCCAGATTTCGAACAGCTTCGATTCTTTGCCTGGGCGCACAAACTGCTGATCTGGGCGCCACTCGGTTTCCGCGCTGATCGGGCCTTCTTTCAGGCACTCGTCGATCTGTGCTGCGATATAACCGGGCTGGTTCTTCAGCTCTCTGACCTTGCGCTTGGTCAGGAAATCACGTTCCCAGTGATAATTACCGTCCTGTATGTCCTCACCGCAGACCGGGTCAGGGAATGCGTTATAGGGGTCTACCCAGCGAGACTCCGGAATGAGCGGGAATTTTTCCTCCCGGACGCTCCCGTTCTGCGGATCGTAGCGCCAGCTCACAACGCGCTTTTTGTTCGGGATCGGCCCTTTGAGAATACCAGTACCAATGCGGGCGCGGTCGTCTTCGAACATTCTGATCTTGGATGTCATCGCGCCTTCGGCGAACCAGTCCAGAACCTGCTTCTCGGCTTTCTCCGCCCGTTCGTCCGCAATATCCAATATGGCCCGCGCCAGCTCGGACTTATTCAGCGTCATGCCGTTGATCAGCGTGATTTCCGCTGCGGCCTCGGCATTGGCCTCTTCTTCGAGTTCCGGGATCGGTGTCGGGTCCAGGTCGAAGAACGTCTCATCCGAGCCGATCTCCATTTCGCAGACACGTCCAGAGGCTGCATCTACGTATGGCCTGGTGATGTTCAGAAACGCTGTGGACCGCTGCGGCGAATTGTCACGCGTCGGATACGTTTCTGTGCTGAACGGCTGCTGCACTGACGATACGGGCCGCATGCCGCGGAACTGAACATTCATTTCGGATCGGTTTGCATCATCGATCCCGATGTAATGCTCGTCGTCCTCGATCCAGTCCTTTTCGATACCCTGCTGTTTCTTGCCCTCGATGGCCTCCTTGCGCAGCTCGGCCAGATCCATACCTAACTGATCCAGCGCGGTCAGCCCGTTCTCCAGCATTGCCGGTGCCGGTACGGTTGTTTCCTCGCCTGTCTTTTTCTGGACTTCGGCCATGATTAATCCGTTGCTTTACCCGCTAACATTGCAGAGAACCGCACACGCCCGGCTACGGTGAACAATAATCGAATCGCTTGAATCGGCCCGGCATAGCTGTTGCTCACGCCAGCCGTTGCGTCCGTAACCTGAGCATGCGGGTACGCATCACCGCCCGCCGGGTCCATGCTGTGCTGCAGGGTGAACGTCGGCGAGCCGGTCACTATCCGGCATCCGAACATCATGTGTGTCATACGCGGGTCTACAGCGCGCCAGGGCGTCACGGAATTCGCAGCCCAGCCAATATCGACCGTCTCCGATCCAATGCCTGCCGGAGCCGTCACGGACGTTACGGTCAAGAAATACAGCGTGCTGGTGACTGCATTGGTCGTATCCGTTGCAACCGTCTCGGACTGTGCCTGACCATTGGGGCCGGTCCCGGTGATCACATAATCACCCGTCACTGAGCCTGACGGTGTAATGACGATCAGGTGAGCCAGGTTGTCTCCGGCATCGTTTGCAGCCAGCGCCAGTTCGGCGCCAGCCAATGCGGTCACATCATCGGCCAAGCCGTCTGTGTCCTCGGCAACACTGGTCGCATCAATCAGAATAGGGTCAAGCATGTCGGTGTCCTCACTTTGCTTTCTGTTTCATCATTTGCCGGCGGCGTTTCAGGAAACCGGCTGGTCGTTTCTTGGTGCCCTCGTATCGCATCCGGCCAATGCGCGGCGGTGCGTAGCTGTAGGTTTGCTGCGTCATTTCATCTTCGCTGCCATGCGTGCCTTACCCAAAAGGCCAAGTTTTTCAGCGTCTTGCTGCTGCTTCTTAGCCAGTGTCTCAACACGTTTCATCAAGTCTTTGTCTTTCTTGATTTCCTCGGCGCGGATCAGAGTGCGCAATGCGTCTTCTGCTTCCCATTTGTTATCCATTTTCACTGCTGGTTGACCTCGCATGTTAATACCCCATTCCGGAGTCAAGTGATTGAACATAAGCGCCGGCGCTGAACCGGGCGCGCTGGGTAATCGGCTGCTGCTTGGTGATGTCGATCGCATCCACAGATAGCGCTACAACGATTGATTCGGCCAGGTTCGGTGACTTAATGCCGCGCTTCTTCATATCGTCCTTGCTTTCGACCTTAATCTTGCCGTTCACGCTGCGCTGACGCCGTGGCATCGATAATTCGGCCTTGATGTCCAGGATATCCTCACAGCTGGAACTGATTGATAACAGCTTCTCGGGGTCCACGTTGACGATCTGGCCAGCCTTGGCTCTCTCAATCGCCAGGTACGTGTTGCGCATGCGGTCCCGGACCAGTGTCCAGCTCTGCGCGCGGTAATTCTGGAAATAGTCCTTGTTTTTAACGTTTGTATTTCCGTACGTCGCCAGAGGGTTCTTTACACCTTCTGAGCCGCGGTAAACAACGACCTCGAACGTTTTCGCCGCACGGACCTCCAGGGCAACCTTCATGACCGGATCGCCCATGCCGTCGCCGTCGTAGCTCAATATACCGGCCCGGAAATCGTCCGCTATCTCATACGCCCAGGGCACTGCGTCACGGATATCGCCGCGCTTGCGCTGATGCACTGCTTTGATAATTGATCCGTGCCGACAGGCACAGGCTTTGGCATCGCCCGTATCGGCCGGGTCAAATCCGACCACCTTGGCACCGGTCCCATCGAATCCCAGCTTGACATGCGCATCCACGCACGCATTGACCCATGCTGCGGGCAAAAATGAATCGTCATCGGATGCGTTCGGGTTGCGGTCGACTTCCTGCGCGACCGTGACTGGGTCGTGATTGGCGCAATATTTATCGTACCAAGCCTGATCTTTGCGCGGGTCATCGTGCCAGTCGCAGACGAACTTCTGCGGAGTACCGTGGAATTTCATCGACTTTCGGTAGAACAGATTACCCGGCCCGTTGTATGTGCTCACATCGATCTGACAGTTTGTCGCATTGGCCAGCGCGTTATCGACACGCTGCTGGTTTTCGATGAACGCATCTTCATCAACAACATAAATTGATTTTCGTCCACCGCGCCCGATTTCAGCCCCAGCCTCGCCAATGATCGACGATCCATTTTCTGGGTTGACCAGCCGCATATATGTACTGTGAAGCCTGGGCTTAAACCCGGCGGGCATGAATACGTCCGGGATGTAGTCGACCATGAACCGGATTTTCTCGAAAATGCTGTCCGGATCACCCTGGCGGTCGACCTTATCCTCTTTACTCGATCCAAACCCGGCGGCAAACCCGGGAACAAACAGCCAGCGCGCCACGGTGTAACCGACTGCTATCCACGTCACGCCCCAGTCTCGGGATTTCTCAACTAAGCCGCGCTCGGACTTGCGCCAGCGCTCATCCATCCACTGCATGAGCTCGATCTGTTTGGGCCACAGCACAAACGGCAGTACAGCCGGCAACCCGCGCTCAGGGTTGCGCGGATCGTATGTCACGCCCCAATCCGTCACGAATCGCCACGGCTTTTCCGCGTAGTGAGTCCGGAATGCCTGTACAGCTGATGGATCTTTGCGCAGCGACTCCAGCACCCGCGCCCGCTGCTGGAACACCGGAACCACATAGGACAGCGGGTCTGTGTAATCAATCCCCGCCATTTTCCCCACCACTCGCGGTGCCCTTCATGATCTCGCGGTAGATACGGCCAGCCTCAGATGCGTTGGATGCGTCAATGTGCAGATTCAGACTGACCTGTGGGCCAGGAGAGCCGGCCGGCGGCGTCGGTGCATCGTCCGGGTTCCAGAGCTTGTGCCGCGAACCGAGCAGACGCTGGGCCTGCAACCGGTTCGCGACCTTGAATTTTCGTATAGCGCCGGAGGGAGAAAACTCTAACGATTCAATGGCCAGAGCGACTTCGTCTGGCATGTCCTTCAATGGCTTGATCGTGCCATCATCGTTATAGCACTGACGTGGATCAAACTCGGCGATGATCGCTATGCCCTTGATTATTTTAGATATTTCTTTGTCATTCTTGTTTTGAGTGCGCTGGCGCAGATCTGCTATAGCTTGTACGACTATGGGCCTGGCAAAGTACTTAGCAGCTTCACACCCCACGCTCTCACGTTTCCAGTCAGCGGCATTCGGGTGTATCGCAATATATGCTTCAATCTGAGATTTTCGCTCAACGCAGACCAATTGCGCAGCTCTATCGGCCTTCATTTGCTCTTCGGCAGAGTCAGCCCGAGTTCTACGTGTAGTGGTCTTTTTCTGCGCTGCGGCCATGGTTCAATCCATGCTGTAAGTGATTGAATTTTATGCCAAAACGCAGAAATAGCAAATGTTCTGATTGAGTAATATTCTGTTACATATTGATATTATTATGTTTTTTGTTATTGCCTTTTAATTTCAACCATTTAACGCATTATTTGTTACATTTATTATTGACAGCCTGTTACTGATCAACTATTGTAATCTGGTGTTACGTTCCAATCGGAACAACTGTGGCAGTGCAGTATCACCGCTCCCACGCCCGGGGTTATAGGGTGAAGAGGTACATTCCATGAACAACATCGTCACAATCTCCCAGCAAAACAAATCCATCGAACGCAATGACATGCGTGTTTCGTCCCAGTGGTATCACCGGCCAGATGATCAACGCTTCACTGACCTGAATTCAATGGCAGCGGCTTGTCAAGCATCGGCCGAAGGATCAGAAGCACGCATTATCGATTCGTCGGCAATTCGTGTACACGCCAGCGACAAGGATCCGGACAAACTGTCCTTTGTGCTGCCGGGTGAACGGAATGGTCAGCCAGAAGCGATCTGCGAGCCGTCTCACTGGTCATTTGGACAAACGTGTGGGCTTGTTAATGCTCCGGCATCGTACATGCGGAAACTGCCGGCGGTTCTGGCCGGGATAAACCTGCAATACGGTCTATCGAATAACCGCGCGGAGAAAGTGAAGTCCTATACAACGGTCAACGGATCAGTTCATCTTCGCGCAATGACCGGACCGGATTACGGCCGTATCTACGACTGGGAAGTGGTCCACGCGGTTCAGCGCATAGCCGGGAATGGCATCGGGGACACACACTGGCAGGTTCCGGGTATTTTCGGGTGCCCGCTGGATGAGGTCACGAAAGAAAATACCACGCTGTACGCATCTGACCGGGACGTTTTTATCTTTCTGGTTGATGAGCAGCACCCGATTGAAATTGGCTTATTGCAGAATGGCCAGCCCGATACCGTATACCGCGGGTTCTATATCTGGAATTCGGAAGTGGGTTCACGGTCGTTTGGGATTGCTACATTCCTGTACCGCACAGTTTGCCAGAACCGGATCATCTGGGGCCAACGCGACTTTCAGGAGATTACGTTCCGGCATTCAAAGGGTGCACCGACCCGGTTCATGCAGTCGGTTGCTCCCGCGCTGGAACAATACGCCAAAGCCAGCACGCAGGACCTGATCACCGGCATTAATACTGCCAAGCAGGCGATTGTTGCCAAAACAGACGACAAACGCGTTCAGTACTTGCAGAGCCGTGGATTCACCAAGGCGGAATGCAACAAGGTTATCAATGCCGTTCTGCAGGAAGAGGGGCGTCCGGCTGAATCAGTGTGGGATATGGTCCAGGGTATCACTGCTGTTGCCCGCGACATCAAGCATCAGGATGCGCGTGTAGCGCTTGAAAGACGCGCCAGCGAGATACTTCGCAAAGTAGTGTAATAGTCGAAACCGGGCCTTTGCCCGGTCCGCCGGAATTATCTCCCGGCGCTGATGAGACAGATAACAGTTAAGAAAAAGCACGGAGAAAATCAAATGGCCAACAAATATTACCCTTGCCTAATAGATCAACATGGCAAAATTCGAAAAATAGCTAAAAATGAACAAATGACTCGGGAAGCAGCAGAAAATTACCTGCGTAGCCATTATCGATCTGAATGGATCAGGTGTGAAGCAATCCCTCAGATTTCAACCATGCAAGAATTGCATCACTAAGTGTTGCTCCAGCTCGTAGCCCGGTCAGAGCGGGCTATGGGGTGGAATAACTGGAGAATGATTATGAAACCAGACTTTAAAAATGATATCGCACTATCTATCGCCGTGTCAGCATTCAACGGCACCAGCTTCAGCCCCGAGAAACGCGGCGAACACGCGCTACAGGAATACGCTGATATTATGTCCTCCGACTACGACAAGCTGTATAAGCTGTTCGAGTCGGAAAATGCGCTTGATTGCTTTGAAGACGAATTCAGCATATACCATCAAAACTGTCGCCAACGTTATAGTGCTTGGCTGCACGCGCACGGCAATTGCATTTCAACCATGATAGCCGGGCCGTCAAAGTTTCCTACGCGCCGGGCGGAGAAAGCGAATTCGTCATCGGATAATCGCTATGCTGAATTTAACGACTTCCGCCAGCGCGCACAAAAAGCCATGCGTAAAAAACTACAGCCTTACGGCGACGGTTCGCGCATCCAATCGAATGACCCGGATGCGGTTATCAAGCTGCGTGAAAAGCTGGCAAGCCTAGAGCGCGCGCAAGAAACCATGAAATCCGGCAATAAAATTATACGCGATAAAAAGCTGACCGACGCTGAGAAAATCGACAAGCTTGCCGCGATAGGTCTAGGCGGTAAGCTTGCAATACAGGCGCTAAAGCCCGATTGTATGGGCTGTATCGGCTTCCCATCTTATGCGCTTACAAATAACAACGCCGAAATACGCCGATGCAAACAGCGCATAGACGATCTGCTGCGTGAGAGTGTAAATGCAGGCATAGCCATGCAGTCCGGTGACATCCGTGTTTTTGAAGACGATGGACGGGTACAGTTTGAATTCCCCAGCAAGCCGGACGATGCGATACGCGCCAAACTCAGAGCGAACGCTTTCAAATGGTCGCCAACACGCAAAACATGGGTACGCATGGCGAACGAGCGTGCCCGTAACGTTGCAAAATCATTATTCTCTGAATTACAGGAGTAACCCATGCACAAACACATAACCGACTTAGAGAACATGCTGGCCGCTCAGAAAGTCACGCAGCACAGGAACCCGCTTGAAATCAGGGCAGAGAATATCCGGCGGCACATACAGATCGAAGCTGGGCACGAACGGATTGCGCAGATCACCTGCGATTCCGGCCTGGGCTATTACCAGACGAGTGACGGTTTCGTTCACCGCATGCCGGAATGGGTCAGGCGGTTACTTCGTGCAAAATAAAACCACAGACAACGGCGACATCATTATCCAGTCGCTCGGAACCACGGTCATCCGGCCGAACCGGTTCAGCAATCGTCGTGAGCGGGTCGTGAAGTATCGCGTCATTGCCCGCTCATTCGCCGGGGAAGTCCGGTCACAATACTGCTACGGCGCGCTGCTGCGTGATGCGTATGTTGAGCGCTGCGTGGATTGGCTGAATCAAACCAACGTGATCGTGCCATCGGCTTGAACAACCAGTACTGATCGATCTTCGATCACAACTAATACCCTATTGTCACGCTCGAACAACAGCACAACATCCTCGACCGGTATTCTGTATCCTGAATCAACCAGCGCTTGATTAATCCGCGCCAGCAATGACAGTACGGCCGGCGTAACCGTCCCGTCGGCTGATAATGCGGGAGCCGGCACAGATGTCTGAATCACAACCGCATCTGGCGAAAGCTGGAACCCTGAACCAACGCCTGGGACTGGCTGAACGACGCTGATCGTCACTACATCCGGGGATAACGATAACCCACCGATCTGCAGGACCGGTGCCTGCATCAGCGCTTGTATATCCATCGCATCCGGCGCCATGGAGACGCCACCGATACCGATTACTGGAGCCAGCACGTCAGCCAACACGATCAGCGTGTCTGGACTCACTGATATACCGCCTGGCTGCGCAGTGGGCTGATTAATCACGGATTGCAACTGTACAGCGTTTGGTAATGCTAACCCAGGGACAGTCAGTTCCGGTGCTGGCAGGTCAACAACGATCTCAATCACGCCTGGCGATGTGGATATCCCGCCGAGCGAAAGCGTTCCACCCGGGAGAGCGGATTGTAACTGCGCAGTGTCTGGCTGCGCGGATATCCCGCCGGCTACAAGCGTTGGGGCAGGCTGTACGGCCTGCGTAACATTCTCATCCGGAATCAATGTGGACGCACCACTGGAGAGGGTCGGTGCTGGCTGGACCGATTGCAATACAACCGCGTCAGGCGCCGAAGAAACCCCTCCAGTCAAAACGCTGTAACCTGTATCGAGTGGACTATCGGCAGACCGCTGCGGGCCGGCCGATCCCTGCGATATCGTTCCCATGCTCAGGTTATTATTTTGATCGTATACGGATAACCCGGTCGCCTCATCAAAATGATAAAGCGCTACAGTGTTGGCGTCCATGCCATACGGTGATGATGGCGGCGTAAAACCGGACGTCTGCCGCACGCTGTTCGATATTCTCAGTTCGTCCATGTATCCGTAAAAACTGGGAAACGTCTCAATGTCGAAATCATGCTTTTCTGCACCAATCACAATATAACCGTCATAATCCCCGCCCACATTATCCGATGGCGGAACTTGGTAACTCAAATTATCGGTCGGGCCGGTATCGGCAGCCTCCTGCACTCCGTCAACATAAATAGCCATGGCGCCAGTAGTGCCGTTGCGTGTTGCCGAAATATGGTGCCATTCCCCGTCTCGTATATCCGTTGTGCCAACAATCGTTCTATCGGTTGATCCGTTTACCCCAAAAGCTATTCGTCCAGCGCCGAGTGATAGACCAAAACCAGGAGCTTGTGATAAACGGTCGCAATCAAAAAATATGTTTCCATTTACCCAGTTATAATTTTCGCCTGCGGTTATCGCTGCCGCATCATTCCCTTCTTTCGTTCGCAGCCAAACATCAATCGTAAAATCATCCCCTACGTTACAGGGCTGTCCATTATTTCGCGGGATGATGACACGATCGACAAAACTACCTGTGCCAGCATCATTACCGAAAAACTCAATTGATCCTTCCCGTTGTATGGCCGTCGCAACAACTTTCGTATCAGGCTGAACAGAATTACCGAACAATACTGACTGGCTTGGTAAGACGCTCTGTAAGTCGACCTGATCAGGCGCTGGCGATATGCCTCCAAGAGAGAGTGATGGTTGCTGCACGGCAACAGCTGCATCGACTACGTCTGGAGAAACGCTGTTTGCTCCGGTAGACACTGTTGGCGCTGGCAACACGGATTGCAGAACCGTCGCATCGGGTAAGGCCGAAATGCCTCCAAGAAGCAATGAACCGGCCGGCAAAACAGACGCTAATCCAATCGCATCGGGAGTCAATGTTTCCCCTCCGCCTGGTACAAAATCAAGCGCATAAATCGAAAACCCATATCCATGGGTAGCAATGCCGGTTGTCCATGTTCTGGTACCGGTCGAACTAGCCGTAGCAATTTCCTCGCTACCGAGTGCCAAGCCGCAATAATTAACATACGGACTAGAACCATTACGAATATCTATCGCTTCGGTATGACCACCTGGAGGATTATAAGCACTTGTTGCCTGATATCCGCTTGAATCGCACACGAACGTAATAAGTAGCGCCAAGTCGGCCGGTGTCGTTTGCGACGGGCAGACATGATTTCCCGTTGATCCTGAGCTTCCCGATGCAGCACCATTCAATTGTGACGCTAACGATCCCCACCCGCCAAAATCGGATACCCTGACAATAGCCATGATCCAGTTCTGCGGCGTATCAGAACCATTGTGTGGGAACGTATATGTTGTCGCGCTTTCGTCCGCTGAGGTTGCTGTACGAACGAACACTGCATAGTAACCATAATCATGATTCTGATCAGCTACGCGTGTCCATTCTCCAGCGCCACCCACATCTGGAGACGTTATTGCTGCGGCACCAGAATTGTTATCATGTAGATTGGTGATAACACATAACAGGCCATCGCCAGTAGCAATACTGGCTGGAGCATTGCATGTGCGTGACGTTCCTCCTACGCCATTTGCAGTTGCTGTTGTCGCGATAGCTGCCATTAATAACTGATCTATCTATTCTGCACGTTACTCGAAACTGAATCGATAATGTAATCGCCCAGCGGTGTACGCTGAAATCGGCCATACGTGCCGTTCTGCTGAGTTCCAATCAGGTCATAGCCAACGCTATTTCCATCGCAGTACACGCTCGGAGCGGCTTGGCTTGGTCCTGTCGTCACGGTGTCGTCCAGTGTCGTCAGATCAATTTCAACAACTTGCCCGGAACCCACACCAAACAGAGTGTTACCACAGACGATACCGGACTTGTACCCAGGGTATCGCGTGCCGTAGTCGATCAGGTTATCAACCGTCCAGTCGTCGGTATTCAGCCGGTCCAGCTTACTGCCGGAACTCGCTGGCGAGTAAATGTAAATATTGCCGTCCGTTTCGTTGTAGCCGCCGAACGCACCGCAGGAATAATTACTGAGGGAGGCGACTTGCGTCCATGTAGCGGTTGCAATATCGAACCGGTGCATGTCATTGGTACACCAACCATCGCCTGCAAGGGAACCGGAACCGATAATAAACGAACCCTGCGCGCCGCAATTCTCGTTGCTGGCGGGGCAGCCGATCACTACGCCATACGTGTGTCGCGAAGTGGGTTTGCCGTCAGCCTGCGTGAACGTGTTGCCTACCGGATTAATAGTTGGGGTTGATAACGCGGTCCACGTTTCTGCTGTGATGTCATACGCATACAGACCGTTATCCGCGCAGTCCTGGTGACCGCACCCGGCAATAGCCAAGTATGGGTATACGAAACCACCACCAGACCATGCGTCCATAAGACCGGCATTTACGCCCGGGTAAAAGTCGGTCAGCGCGGTTCCAGCAATGGGTTGCCACGTACCGCCGGAGCTGCTGCTTGAACTTGAAGAACTCGAAGAAGAACTGCTTGAACTGCTGGCGGTGTACGTCAACGTCCAGACTTCCTGCGTGACAAGCTCAACACAGCTATTATTGACTGGCTCTGCATCGCATTCAATCACTGCGGCATGCACTTGATTAAATCCGACCCATGCAATTCCAATCAAAATACCCACGCGGATACTCCAGTCCGCTATTTTTGCAACAATACCTGCTTCGCCTCTGATCTCGCCTTTAATTTCGCGCGCAA